GTGAAGCAGAAAATTGGTAAGATCCTGATGGCGCTGGGGGCGCTGCTGATCCTTGCCTCTGTTGCCCTGCTGGCATACAACCGCTGGGACGCAGACCGTGCCGCCAAGGCGTCACAGGATGCGCTGCAAAAGCTGGAAGAGACCCTTGTGAACGAGGCAGACTCTGAGCCGGAGGCACCCCCGCCGGAGCTGGACCCGGAGCAGGAAATGACCGAGGTGGAGATTGACGGCTGGAACTACATCGGCTACCTGTCCATCCCGGCGGTAAAGCTGAACCTGCCGGTAATGTCCCGGTGGAGCTATGCCGGCTTAAAGGTTGCTCCGGGACGCTACAGCGGCTCCACCTACGCCGACAATATGGTGGTGTGCGCCCACAACTACGCCAAGCACTTCAGCCCCATCAAGTGGCTTGCCATCGGCTCTCAGGTGAGCTTTACCGATATGGACGGCTTGTGCTGGGAGTATGAGGTGGTCAGCGTGGAGACGGTGCAGCCCACTCAGATCGAAAAAATGATCACCGTCACCGACGAAAACGACTGGGACCTGACCCTGTTCACCTGCACCACCGGCGGCAACGCCCGCTGCGCCGTGCGCTGTGTGCGCACCGGCTACCCCACCGTGGCACAGGTGGAACAAGCCGGGGACCCGGCAGACTCTGGGGCATCGTCCGCCCAGCAGTGACCCCGAAAAGCAAAGCATCCCCAGACTTCTCCGATTTACCCGGAAAGGTCTGGGGATGCTTTTGTATTATTGAAGGGCGGTGGGCAAGCGCTGCCACAATACCCTCTCAGTCTCCCGTTCGCTCGACAGCTCTCCCGAGGGAAGAGCTTTTTTACGGTGCGGCGGATGGCGTCCTCGCCCTCTCAGTCACCTTCGGTGACAGCTCCCCCAAAGGGGGAGCCCTTGGCATAATCGCTGACTTCATCGCACTGCCAAAACCTCTCCCCTTGACAGACTTCCCCCGGTCGGGGATAGATTCTCCCCGCTCCGGGGAGAAATGTCACCGCAGGTGACAAAGTGGGGAGCAGATGTCGCCAACGGCGACAGAAAGGGGAACAAGGTGGCACGGCGCAAGCCGTGACGGAGAGGGTTTGCTCCCCTTTGACAATGCCGCTGCCGGTCTTCACTGAAGGCTTCCCCCGGTCGGGGGAAGCTGTCGAGGCACGCAGTGACGAGACTGATGAGGGTGCACCGTCAGATGCCGCTGGCGGTTACTCACCCCTCATCCAGCACTTCGTGCCACCTCCCCCGGCGGAGCGAAACCCTCGCTGCTGTTGTGCCGCCTGTAAAAGCAAAAGCACCACACATTTCTGTGTGGTGCTTTTAAGTTGGTGGAGATTACCGGGCTATTGAAATCACGGTGACCTCTTGCAGTCCATGCACCCGCTCTCCCAGCGGAGCGAAACCCTCGCTGCTGTTGTGCCGTCTGTAAAAGCAAAAACACCACACATTTCTGTGTGGTGTTTTCTTGGTGGAGCAATCAGGAGTCAAAACGAACATTTTGGCATCTGGCGAATCCTCGCCATCCGGCGGGTCTTCCCCAGTCTCCAGAGGAATTTCAACGCTGTTGTCCTTGCCCATAAAGGAAAAGACCAGCTTCAGGCGGTTGTCATCGTAGATGTAGGCTGCAACAAGGAAGTCTTTGAAAAGTTCCGCCTGAACCTCCCTGTCGTGTATATCCTTGCTGCGAAGAATGTGGAGCTCGTCAATCAAGTCTTCCCGATTGATTTTGACTACATCCCTCTTGGCTGCGCTCAACTGGGCAGTCAACTTTGAGTTCTCGGTCTCCAATTCAACCATCCGGCTGCGGGTGGCCTCTGTGATAATTCCCATCTCGATGGCTTTCAGCATATTCGAGGTGGCCTTTTTATTTTCAGCCAGCTGCTGCTCCAACGCCTCGATCTGGAGGTCGTTGTCGTGCTTTTCCCAATACTGAACCGTCTGATCTGCCATCCACTCGATAACATCATCGGTCAAGCAGTACATCTTGATGGCCTGTGCGATGGCGGGCTCGATAACATCCCGACGGACGTTCTTCTTGTTGCAGGCGTGTTCGGTACGCCGCTTCTGGCAGGTGTAGTAGTAGTGCAGTTCGCCGTTTCTGCTGGTGCCCGATATACCCGTCATATAGCTGCCGCAATGCCCGCAGCGCAGTTTCCCGGTCAGCAGGTAATCTTCCGCACCAACGCGGTGCCGGGTTCCAACCGGATTCTTTTTCATCCTCATGGCCTCCTGTACCTTGTACCACAATTCATCGCTCACAATGCGAGGAATCCCATCAACAATGCGTACGTTGCCGTAAATATAGATACCCTTGTAACGCTCGTTCTGGCAGATGCTCTGGAAGCTGCCCTTGTTCCATGCAGCTCCCTTGCTGGTCTTGATGCCTTTTGCGTTGAGATCTCGCGCAATATCCACGAACAGATCCCCGGCGGCAACGCGGGTGAAGATTTCCCGGACAACAGCCGCTGCAGGCTCGTCCAGCATGACCTTCCCGTCTGCACCGCGCTTGTACCCCAACGGCTGCCGGCCGTTCGCCATGCACTTGTTGGCATTGTCGTACAGACCGCGGGTGATGTCCTCTGCCATGTTCTCGCTGTAAAACTGATTCACATTCATCATGTTTCTCAACGCGAAACGCCCGGCGGCAGTATCGTCAAAGTCTTCCTCGGCATAAAACACCTTTACGCCGTAATCGTCCAGCTTTGCCTCGTTGACCATGGCTTGCAGCATATTACGCCCGATGCGGTTGGACTTCCACGCCACAACGGCCTGAAACTTCCCTTTTTCGGCATCCCGCATCATCTGCTGGAAACGAGGCCGGTTATCCGTCTTGCCGCTGATTGCCCTATCCTCGTATGTACCGACAATGCGCAGTCCAAGCGCAGCTGCGTGTTTCGTACACTCTGCGATCTGCTGCTCGATGCTGACCTCTCGCTGGTTATGTGACGAGTACCGGGCATAGATGACGGCATCGAGGCCAGCAGCAATATTCTTTTTTCTGGCCATCAACCATCACCGTTCACTTTCAAATTCCGAGAAGCTGCTTTTTCTTTGCTGTAAATTCTTCTTCCGTTAGAATACCCTCGTCCAACAGCTGCTTCAAGCCGCGAATTTCATCCACCACGGACACAACACTCCCGGCGGGTGCTACTGCCTGGGCAGCAGCGGATGGAGCGGCGGTTTCAGTCTTTCCGTAATTCGTAACGTATTCTGCGAGATCCCTTGCGGTGTCGTAGTCGTCGCGCTTAAAGAAGAAAGTTTTTTCTGCCCCGATTGCGGCAGAAACACCATACCCAAGGTTTATGCTGCCCGCGGATGCCTGCGCAGTGGTGAATGTGACCGAACCCTCCAGAAAGCCTGGCTTTTTAATTGCGAAAGACTGAATGCCTGCAATCGGATAAGATTCTGTCGTTTTATTTCGTTTCACAATCAAGTTTGCACCATCAGCGCAAAGCGTGAATCCATTGCTGCAAGGCAAAATAACATCGTATGTTTTCATATTACATCCTCTTTTCCGCATGATGCTTAGCGTTTTCGTAATAATCGTTCAATTTGATGCAAATTATTCGTCTTTTTGGTATACTTTACTCACTGCCGACAGTAATCTTCAAGAAAGGAGCGGAAGATTATGGATGTTTCCATTGATTCCGATGATGCTCAAGAGCAGCTTCGCGCTATGCTGGCACTTGAACTGTTCTTACATCTGTCGGCGGAAGATCAAGAACGTGTCATTGATTTTTCAAGAAGCCTTTCATAACGTACAGGACTGCCTTTTTCTGATCGTCGCCAAGTTGATTAAATAGTTTGACAAACTCTTTGCTGCGCTCATCCTCTTCCGTGGGGATGGGCGCAGTTTTTCTTTCCATTGGAACATCGTATCCCATCAGCCAAACCTCTGAAACGTCGAGAGCCAAGCCCAAGACGGTCAGCTTGTCCTGTCGCGGAATAATTTTTCCAGAAACGTATTGAGTCAGCGCGGTCTTTCCAAGGTTGACACCGTAAGCACGGCAGTACGGTTCAGCAAGCCTCAAAACATCGACCTGTTTTAAACCTCTGATATTCATAGCCTCTTGCAGCCGTTCTGCGGTCGTTGATGACTTCATTAGGTTCACCTCCGGTATGGTTACATCATAACATGGCATAAACAAAAGTTCAAGCGTTACAGCCAAAAAGTTCAAGAAAAATGAATTTTTGTATTGACAAGGGCAAGTCATTGTGGTAAAGTGTGAACAGTTCAGTTAAACTGAACCGAACGGAAAAGAGGTGAAATTGATGCAGAGGAGCTATAACAAACTGCTGGGCCGAATCGTTGAGATTTTCGGAACCAGAGGGGCATTTGGCAAGAGTATGGGGTGGTCGGATCGCACCACTTCCCTCAAACTCAACGGTAAGGTTGACTGGAAACAGGACGAAATCGAGGCTGCGTGTCAGGCACTGAAAATTGAAGTGTCGGACATTCCAGACTATTTTTTTGCCCTGTAAGTTCAGTTAAGCTGAACAATGGAGGTTTACATGAACGCCAACATTCACATCAATGTGGACGAGATACCGCCGGAGGTCGCAGAGCGAATCGGTTGCGTGTTTCTCGGATTCCACAAGCGTTTCCAGCAGAATCCCGAACTCATGGCTGAGCTGGAAGCCTACCGAGCCACCAAAAAGGCATCTGAAAGGAAGTGTGCAGAATGACGAAGATCCTGATGACCGTGTATGGCATCACCGCAGAGCAGGCAGCAGCCCGGCTCCCGGTGGCGCAGTTCGTTCTGACTGCTGCCATTGCAGCCCTGTTCGTCTGGCTGGACAGCAACGGTGTATTTGACAGCGCGGGCCGCTGGATGGGCCGGAAGTTGCGGGAGGTACTGGATGCTGTATCCGAGGACTGATGCAGAGGCTGGCTACCCTGAGCCTCCTGTGTGCCCCCTCTGCCACCAGAGGTGCGATACCATCTACCGCACCGATGATGGCACAATCGTTGGCTGCGACCGCTGCTTAGAGGCCGCAGACGCATGGGAAGTCCGTGAGTGCTTCCCGGAAAAGGAGTGATTTTATGAAAGGATTGGTATTCGACACCGAGAATCAGATGCAGTTCAAGGACTTCGGCGAACCGCTGCCGGGAGACCATCACGCTGAACATCGCAGTCAACAAGGTCAACGAGGAGGTGATTTTTTGAAAGTAAGAGGCAAAAAGCTGACCCGCCGCCAGAAAGAAGCCCTTTCCGCGCAGGGCTGGGACTTCCGCCTGTATCTCTGCGTCCGGGATGGCCCGGACTTCATGGAGCTGGTCAACCGCACCACTGGCAAGTACGTCATGTTCCGCAAGTAAACCTATCAACTGAAAAGGAGTAAACATTATGATTCGCAATCCCAACGACATTCAGGACGGTGCAAAGAAGATTCGGATGCTCATTGCTGGCTACCCTGGCATCGGCAAGTCCACGATGGCCTTGTCCGCACCCCGCCCGCTGCACATCGACTGCGACTTCGGCATTGACCGTATCGAGCCTCGCTACCGTATGCCGTACATCCAGCCCCGCAGCTATGATGAGATCCTGAACGACCTGAAGCCGGAAAACCTGAAGGACTTTGAAACGCTGGTGTTCGACACTGCCGGCAAGCTGATCTCCCTGATGGGCCTGTGGGCTATCAAGCAGAACCCCAAGTACGGCCAGCGGGATGGCAGCCTGTCCCTCAAGGGTTACGGTTTCGTAGGTCGTGAGTTCGTCCGGCTCATGGATTACTGCTTCTACGAACTGAAAAAGAACATCGTGGTCGTTTTCCACGCCACCGAGGAAAAGGATGGTGATAACACCCGCCTCCGTATCAAGGTCGAGGGTCAGACCAAGAACAACGTGTGGGAACCCATGGACTTGGGTGGTTTCGTGGAAATGTACGGCAATGACCGCACCATTGGCTTCTCCAACTGCGAGCGGTATTTCGCCAAAGGTACCCGCGGCATCCATGGTGTCTACAAGATTCCCGCCCTTGGCCCCGGCAGCCAGAACGACTTCCTGACCAAGTTGTTTGAGGAGTACAACAGCAAGGCCGCCGAGGAAGTGGCCGCAAATGCCAAGGAGAACGAGGCTTACGAACGGGTCATGCAGGAGGGCAGCAAGATTATTGCCGGCATCAAGGATGCAGATACCGCCAACGCCGCCATGCAGCCGTTCAAGGCGCTGCACCACCATCTGACTTCCAGCCGGGAACTGAACGCCCAGTGGAAAGCCAAAATCGCAGCCCTTGGCCTGACTTTCGACATGGCTGCTGGCCAGTACAAGCCCGCAGAGGAGGCACAGTAATGGCTGCATACCTCGTTACTCACTCGCTGCTGTCCTCGTGGCTGCACCTCATTCGGGAGAATCCCTACGAGGATTTGACCACCGAGGGTGATCCGCTGGCGGAGTTTATGCTGGTTCTGCGCCGGGAGCCTACGCCCCGGACGGAGGCCATGCAGAACGGTATCGACTTTGAGAACCTCGTGACCGCTGCTGTCAACGGCCACGATGACCCCAACAATCCGTGGAATTGGGCTGCTGGTCAGATTGCCGCCATCATCAAGGGCGGGCAGCTGCAGTTCAAGGCCCGCCGGACGATTCAGGTGCGGGTCATGGATGTGGTTCTGTATGGCCGCCTCGATGCCCTGAAAGCTGGTACCATCTACGATATCAAGTTCAGCAAGGGATATGAGCGCGGGAAGTTCTATTCCAGCACCCAGCACCCGACCTATATGCTGCTCATCCCGGAAGCGCAGACGTTTTCCTACCTTGTCAGCAACGGCATGGACGTTTGGACGGAGTGCTACCGCAGGGATGAAACGCCGGATATTTGCCCCATCATTTCGGATTTCTTTGAATGGCTGGATGCCTATGGGCTGATGGCCACATTCAAGGAACACTGGAAAGCCTTATGACCGGGCGGCTGGTGGACATGAGTTTCAGCCTGAACCGCAAGCAGCGTATCACGCTGGAAGTCGATTCCGATTTCCGAAACCTGTGGGACAAGCTGAATCAGGAGCCGCTGCTGGACATTGAAATCAAGAAGCACCGCAACAAGCGCAGCCATAGCGCAAACGCCTACTTCCACGTTTTGGTCAACAGGATCGCCGCCGAAACTGGCGAATCTGATGACCTCGTGAAAGAACGGTTGGTCGTAACCTATGGCGCACTTGCGAAAGATAAGGATGGCTGCACCGTGGGATTCAAACTCCCGGTCAGCGTGGACGTTCACGAACTCTACAAGTACACCAGCTGCTTTGACACGCGGGAAGAGAACGGGAAGCTGTTCCACTGCTACTTGGTTTACAAGGACACCAGCAAAATGGACACAAAAGAGTTTTCGCGCCTGATTGACGGTGCGATTGAGGAGGCCAAAGCCCTGGGCATCGAAACTGACACCCCGGAGCAACTGGCCAGGTATAAGGAGGAATGGTCACGATGAAAGGTCGAATCGTCATCTGCGATTACTGCGGAACGCCCGCGGACTTCGTGGACAGTTCGGTGGTTTACCACGGCCGCAGCTTCGGCATGATTTACCTCTGCCCTCACTGCGGTGCCTATGTCGGCGTACACAAGGGGTCTGACAAGCCCCTTGGCCGCTTGGCAAATTCGGAGTTGCGCAACTGGAAAAAGGCAGCTCATGCAGCCTTTGACCCGCTCTGGAAATACGGCCCCTACCGTGGTCGCCGGAATGCAGCCTACCGCTGGCTGTCCGAGAAGATGGGCACCCCGATTGAATTTACGCACATTGGAATGTTCGATGTGGACCAGTGCCGCAAGGTGGTCCGCATCATGCGAGAAGAAAGGAACCAGTTATGGAAGATTTGAATGTCCCGACCATCGCCATCCCGGTTGAGGAGTACAAGGCTCTGCTTCAGGCACAGACCGAACTTGACATCATCTACCACAAGAGCGTCAACGGCGATGTTTACGACCTTGGCACTTTTGTGCAGGAGATGCGGAACGCTATCCATCCCATTCTGAACATCGAGCAGGAGGACACCGATGCTGAATAATTGCACATTTCAGGGCCGCTTCGCTGCTGATCCTGAAATGCGGACCACGCAGAGCGGTCTGACGGTCACCAGCTTCCGCATGGCTGTTGACCGGGACAATGTCGGGCAGGATGGCCAGCGGGCTACCGATTGGCTGAACTTCGTGGCATGGCGTAAGACAGCCGAGTTCGTTATCAAGTATTTCCGCAAGGGCAGCATGGCTCTTGTGGAATGCCAGTGCCAGACCCGGTCCTATGAGGACAAGAACGGCCAGAAGCGTACCGCCACCGAGTTCGTAGTTCAGAAGATTCACTTCTGCGGCCCCAAGACGGAGCAGCGGGTGGATGATGGTGGCGAGGCACCGCCTCCGGGCTACCAGCAGTCCTACCAGCAACCGTCCTATCAGAACCAGCAGCCGCAGCAGATGGGCTTTAACACTCCCAGCCAGCGGCAGCAGTGGCAGCAGGGTGCCCCCGGCGGGCAGCAGCCCAGCTACTCGCAGGGCAACCCTGATGATTTCTCCGAGATTGACGATACGGACGATTTGCCGTTCTAAGGGGGTTCGTTGATGGCAACTGGTAAACGGTACTACTGGATAAAACTCAAGGATTCGTTTATGAATTCCGAGGTGGTCGATTTCCTGATGAGCCAGCCCAACGGTGCCAACTACGTTGTCCTTTATCAAATGCTCTGTCTCAAAACCATCAATACGGGTGGTCGCCTTACATGCCAGATAGGCGATGTCATCATACCGTTCGATATGGGAAAGATTCAGCGTGACTGCAAGTGGTTCTCGCTGGACACCATCCGCATTGCGCTGGGGCTTTATAGACAACTCGGACTTATCTACGAGGAACAGGACGGAACGCTCGTTCTTGTCAACCATGCTGAAATGGTCGGCAGTGAAACCGATTATGCTGAAAAGAACCGCAGAATTCGCAGTAATGCAGCAAACAAACGGTTACAGGCTGGACAATATAGCGGACACGAAAGCGGACACAATGTGTCCGATGATTGTGGAGAAAATGTCCCCATAGATATAAGAGATAAGAGAAAAGATATAAGAGATATAGAGAATAGAGATAAAGACGATGGTACGGCGGCTGTCGATGCAGGCCTGTCTGAGATTATCCGCTCTTTCGAGGACAACATTGGCAGCTTCCCCCCGGCGGCGAGTGATGCCCTGATGGGCTGGCGGGAAATCTTCACGGATGACCTCATTCTGCTGGCCATCAAAAAGGCTGCTCTGTCCGGCGTTCGCAAATGGAGCTACGTCAACGGCATCCTGAAAGAGTGGAAAAATGAGGGCGTGAGAACCCTCGGCGATGTGCAAGCCCGCGACCAGCGGCGCAAGCCCCCGGCGGGTCAGCAGCCCAAACGCTCGGCAGCCGATGACTACGATGAAATTTTCGGAGAACTTTTAGGAGGCTCAACATGACAGACACAAAACTGCGTGAGCTGCTGGTGGTCATTGATGACCATTATGGCCGCGCCCGCAGCTTGGAGGAGCGCAAGGCAGATACCAAAATCTACATCCGGGCGTTCGGCTCCATCCCTGACGAGATCGTGGAAACGGCTCTGTATGCAGCGTTCACGCAGTGCAGATTCCAGAATCAGCTGATTGTGGACTGGTGCGCTGAAATCAAAAAGCTGCTGTCTGCCCAGCAGCCCTCGGCAAATGACCTTTGGGCGCAGGCTGCGGCAGCTGCCCGGAAAATCGAGGCAAATCTGTACTACCAGACCCACGGCGGCTTCATTGCCCCCGATGGGCGCAAGCTGAAAGGCGAAGATTTCAAAAAGGAAAACGCGAAAATCTTCGCCGCCCTCCCGATGGTGGTACAGCGGTGGGCTGGCTCCCCGGCAGACCTGTCGGAGATTTTCAGCAGCCGCAGCAGCGCGGATCTGCGCCAGTTCGTCCGGCCGGGCTTTGACCGGGCTGTGCAGGATGCCCCGGTTGAGAGTTTGCAGCCCCCGGCTCTGCCTGGCGGGGCAGCCCCGGCGCAGATTGGGGGCGGTACGGTATGAGGCAGAAAAGACCGTTCCGCAGCCTGATCGTGGGCGTTTCGTGTGCGATGGTTGGCTGCATTCTCGCAAGTACGGCCTACTCCCGGCGGGTGGACGAGTTGGAAATCGAGCGGGATATTTACGCCAGCAAGTCATCCAACTGGGAGCGAATGGCCGGAGAACGTGATGAAACCATTGACCAACTCCAAACCGAGGTAGACAAGCTGACCGCAGAGCTGAACGCCCAGACCGATTTGACCCTTACATACGCCGGGGCGTTCAGCTGCACGGCCTATTGTGCAGAAGAATACGCCCACATCTGTGGCGAAGGGCACGGCATCACATCCAGCGGTGCAAAGGTGCAGCCGGGCGTGACCGTAGCTGCTGACACCAGCGTTCTGCCCTACGGCACGGTGGTCTATATCGAGGGCGTAGGCCTCCGGGTCGTTCAGGACACTGGCGGCGCGGTAAAAGGTAACAAGCTGGATGTGGCGGTAAACACCCATGCAGAGGCTCTAAGCTGGTCTGGGTGGGGCTCCCGCCGGGTCTGGATTATTTCGGGAGGTGTTGAACCGTGAAAAAGCCGTTTGAGACCGAGATGGATGACACTCAACAGGCTGTCAGCCAAATCGTGTGCCTGTGTACCACCATTGCGCTGCATCAGGAGTTCGGCGTCGGCAAGACCAGACTGGAGCGCATTAAGGCTAGAATTGACGAGTTGGAGAACCAGAACACCGAGGTCATTATGACCCCGGATGCCTACGGCAGACCCTCCAAGAACAAGGCCGAGGCCATTCGGGAAAGCTGGTTGGCGGGGTATGTCACTTCCGACTACCGCATCCCGATGCTGCGGGCACCTCGTGGCCGCAAAGAGCAGCAATATCAGATTGCTGGAAACAAAGCTGCAAAAATCGCATGGCAGATTTACGCAAAGGCAGTTATTGACGTGCTGCACTATGGTCCAGAACGGCTGGAACGGCTGCGCAAAGAAAGCCACGCCAACTATGAGCAGCTGAACCAGTGGGCGCACGAGGACGGTTTGGACGTTGCGATGGAAAAGCTGCGCCGCTGTGCTGCCGATGCCATGCAAGCCCCGGATCTGGAAGTTACCGATATTGATGGCAGCAAGGATGCTGCAGAAGTGGACAAGGAGTTCCGCAAGCAGCAACTGAATTTTATCAAGCGTGTCCGGGCGCAGACTCTTGGGCGCATCGGCGCGACTGCGCAGCCCGTCAACGTACTGGCCGAGCAGGGTGTGCAGGACAAGGTTCAGGAGATTATGCAGCAGGTTTCCCAGCAGTCTTTTGAACGTAGGAGGAGACGTTGATATGGCACAAAATGAATACGGCGAGAAGCTGGACAGCAATGGCTATGCGCCCAGCATCCTCAGCCAGAGCCCCACCTGCCTGATTTGTGGGCGGTATCGCACGGCACGGCATGAGGTCTTTCATGGGCCGTACCGGGACAAGAGCAAGCGGCTTGGCCTGTGGACAAACCTCTGCCCGTGGTGTCACCAGAACGGTGTGACCGCCGTACATACCAACCGGGAGGCTGATCTCCGCTTGAAAAGGTGGGCACAGAAAAAGGCCATGGAGTATTACGGCTGGCCGGAAGCAAAATTCATTGAGGAATTCGGGAGGTCCTACCTGTGAGCATCTGCCCGATTATCGCTATCGACCCCGGCAACGCCCAGTCTGGTTACTGCGTTATCGACCGCAACACCTTGCGCCCGTTGGAATTCGGCAAGGTTGACAACGCCGAGCTGCTGCGGAAGCTGGCCTCTGCCACGGAGCAGGGCTGGCGGTGGGCCGTCATTGAGATGGTGGCCTCCTACGGGATGTCCGTAGGCCGGGAGGTGTTCGATACCGTCCTCTGGATTGGCCGCTTCTATGAAGCCCTGACTCCCCGCTGCCCGGTGCGGCTGCTGTGCCGCATCGAGGAAAAGCGGCATATCTGCCATAACACCCGCGCCAATGATGCCGCCATCCGGCGGGCGCTGATTGACCGCTTTGCAGACCACGACCTCAAAAATGGCCGTGGAACAAAAAAGAACCCAGATTTCTTTTACGGCTTCAAAGCCGATGTGTGGGCAGCCTACGCTGTGGGTCTGACCGCCATTGAGAACCGAGAGAACGATTATCATTTTTCTGCTACTTGAAAGGAGCACATACCATGGATAGCTACGAAAACGAAGCCTCTAAGTTCGCCGCCCAGCGCACCAAGCTGAAGAACATCTGCGAGGCGCACGACCTGACCTACACGTTCATCAAGAACAGCTACCCCATCAAGCTGATTATCCGCCCCATCAAGGGCGTGGGCGAACAGATGTCCATGCTGGAAACCGCCAGCGAGGATAGCTACATCTCCCCGGATGCCTACCTCCTGTTCACCATGAAGGATGGTGTGCTGGTCTACCGCATGAGCAAGACGTTCACCATCTCCGACACCCTGTTCAACAAAATCAAGAACATCTTCAAAAATATGCACTACCTCTGGCTCCAGTTCTTCTTCCGGGATCTGGTCGAGGGCGGCAAGCTGGCAGCCCTCGGCTACAAGATGCCGGATATCCCGGAATCTGGTGGGCAGCAGGAGGCATCCAATGAGCCGGATTCGCCGAATCTTCCCGAAGCAGCCGAACCGCTGGAAGAAATCGAGGATGACGATGAGGCCGAGGAGCCTGCTGCGGATGAGGTCGCAAAGGCCACGGAAATTGCCCGGCAGAACAGCGGCATCACGCAGGCCATGTTGGAGGAGCAGATGGGCGTGACGGCTGAAAAGGCCATCGCCCTGCTGGACGAGATGGAATCGGCTGGCGTGATCGAGTTCTCCAACGGTCACTACCTCCTGACCCCTGAGACCGAGGAGGAATAACCAATGGCAAAGGCAGCAGTGACACGTAGCATCCGTGATGACCACCAGAAAAACTTCCTCAAAATCTTCGAGGGTTTGACTGGGAAGCATAGCCGCTGGGAGATTTGGCGGGACTTCATCCACCTGACGGCCATCGAGATCTCCAACTCGACGGACAAGGTAAATGCCCCGGAGCGGGCAAAAGACTACCAGACCATCGTTTCCAAATACTCCGCAGCGGAGCGGAACGGCATGGCCGAAATGCTAGCCGAGGTTGTCATGGGAATGGAGCAGAACCCGGATCAGGATTTCCTTGGGTCACTGTACATGATGTGCGAGTTGGGAAACGACCACGCAGGGCAGTTCTTCACGCCCTACAATGTGTGCCGCTGCATGGCGGAGCTCACGTTCGATGCAAAAATCGTCCCGGACATGGAGGGCTTCATCTCCGTGTCTGACCCGGCTTGCGGAGCGGGTGCAACACTGCTGGCCTTTTTGAATATCTGCAAGAGCAGAAATATTTGCTACCACAATAAAGTTCTTGTTGTTGCCCAAGACATTGACTTTATCGTGGGTCTGATGTGCTACATCCAGTGCAGCTTCATGGGCTGCGCTGGATATGTAGTCATCGGTGACACCATCGCCGACCCGGCAACTGCTTACGATGACCGAGGACTTCTCCCGGCAGGGCCACAGAATCGCATCTGGTATATGCCGTTCTTCTCCACCGATGTGTGGTATATGCGGCGACAGATTGCGAAGATGAACCTGCTGATAAATCCCCGGAATGAACCTCTTAAAATCGAAAAGCAAGAAACTAAGGCCGAAAATTTGCAAAAACCTATCAAAAATGAGCCTAAAGTCCCCGAAAAAGCGGAGCTTAACGAAACCCGCACCGGGCAGCTCACGTTCTTCTGATCCGAATTCAGAAAGGAGTAAATACCATGGCAGACATTACTTATATTCCCATCCGGCAGCTTCATCCCCACCCGGACAACCCTCGCAAGGAGCTGGGCGACCTGACCGAGCTGGCCGCCAGCATCAAGGAAAACGGCGTGTACCAGAACTTGACCGTCATTCCCGGTCACTACCTCGGCAAGCAGGAGTACATCGCCCAGTGCATTGCCGACGGCATCGATGCTTCGATGGCAGAGGCAGTATGGACACCCAAGACCGTGTGGTCCAGCGAGGACTACACCATCATCATCGGGCACCGCCGGGCGGCGGCTGCGCAACAGGCTGGCAAGTATGAATTGCCCTGCTCCGTGGTCGATATGACCGAGAAAGAGCAGCTGCAAACCATGATGGTGGAGAATATGCAGCGGTCTGATCTCACCGTCTATGAGCAGGCTCAGGGCTTCCAGATGATGCTGGACATGGGTGATACTGTGGAGCGTGTTGCAGACCGCTCCGGCTTCTCTCAGTCCACTATCCGGCGGCGCATCAAGCTGCTGGAGCTGGACCACGACAATTTCAAAAAGGCCGAGCAGCGTGGAGCAACCCTCTCCGACTTCGCCGAGCTGGACAAAATCGAGGACTTGGATGCCCGGAACCGGGTGCTGGAAACCATCGGCACCCAGAACTTCAACCGAGCCATGCAGGATGCCCTCAACGCCCAGAAGTGGGCAAGTTACCGGGATGCCAGAATTGCCGAGCTGCGGACTTTTGCCAAAGAGGACAACGATGCCTCCAGCGGCAAGGAATATTCCTACGTAAAGTGCTGGGGCAACTGGGGCATGAGCAAAAACGACACCGTGACTGTGCCGGATGATGCAGATACGGTGGAATATGTGTTCAAGGTCAGCAAGAGCGACATTACTCTTTACAAAAAGCGTGATACGGCCGCCGAGGACGAGGAAAACGCTTTGAGGGAAGCTGCACGGGCCGCAGACAGGGTCGCACATGAACAGTTTGCCGGGCTCACAAAGTTCATGTACGAGCTGCGCCGGGACTTCGTGAAAGAGCTGACCCCAGCAGAATGCAAGAAGCAGATGCCCTCGATTGTGTCCTATGCCTCGCCTCTGCTCACTGGCTACGAAAACGTAGACGATGACGAGAACGTGCTCCGGCTCCTCGGCATCGGCCGGGACGAGCGCATTCAGGCAGATATGGATCTGAATGATGTGCTGAATCTGTTCAAGGCGTATGATACCGAGCCGGAAAAGGTTTTGCTGGCGATGGCGTTCGATGCCCGTGACGGCGAAATGGCCGGATATTGGGATTCCCAGTGGAACACCAAAAAAGGTGGCTGCGATTATATCCACAGCGACAACGAAAATCTGGACGAAACCTATGCACTGCTGACCGCCCTCGGCTATGAGATGTCCGACGAGGAAAAGGCTTTGCAGGACGGCAGCCATGCGGCCTTTGTCACCTACGGCCCCGACAGCGCAGAGAACAAGTTCTGCGAGCACTGCAAGTCGGCGCACCCCAACTGCAACAAGTGCTGCAAAACCTGCGAAGACCATTGCAATGCATTTCAGCTGTGCGGAAAGGAGCCTGCATGACCGACCTTGTGACCTGTGATTTCTGCGGCACGGACTTTTCTGTTCGGACAGCAGGCATCCGTACCACCCGGAGCGGCGATTATGAGGTGCAGTATTTCACCTGTCCCAGCTGCCGCCACCGTTACCAAGTCCTGACCACCGACACGGCCTTGCGTCAGAGCATCGGTCGGCACAGGAGAATCGCCACAAAAATCAAACTGGGCCAGATTAAGAAATTCCGGCCGGAAGTCCTCAAAAAATATCAGGACGAAATGAAAAAGCTGGAAGCCGAACAGAAAAAGATGCGGGATGAGCTGCTCGATAAGGGCAACGAAATCCTTGCGCAGCTGTGAAAGGAGTGCACAATGCCTGATTTGAAAGAGTATGCCGACCGCCTCAAGTTTGAGATCATGGCCGCCGACTTCCTCTCTGCCGAAGACCGGGAAACGGTCTTTGACCTCATCGAGAAAGTGCTAGGTGATGACGATGCCTGACAAATTTTTCCTCGACATTGCGCTGCTGGCCATTGGTGTGGCGATCGGTGCCCTGATGGGCGAAACCGGCCGCCAGCAGCATGACCGCCAGTTGTTCCGGGAGTACATCAATTTTATGGCCGAATCCGAACACAGAAACGAATTGCTTTTCCGAGAAGTGATTCAGATGCAGAAAGGAGCCACCCATGAGAAAGAATAACCAGCCGCCCGAACCGGGCGCACGAGGCCTGCTGCGCCTGTGCTGCCCCTGTTGCGGCAAAGAGTTTGGCACATACCTCCACGTTGCGCAAATGTCCATTGGTTGCCGCTGCGGTGCCACAATCTCGCTGGAACGTGGCCTTGCACCGTATGAGTTCCAATGCGGATGCTGCGAACTTCACGCCAAGGGCAAGACCAACATCATGGAGCCAGAGTTCACAGTGCCGTGCAAGTGCGGAAATCTCATCACACTGCACTGGAACAAGGACGAGCGGAGGTACGAAGAATGAGCTTGGCGATTGCAATTCCTCTGGGCGTGTTTATCGCCGTTCTCGCAGCGGTCGCATTTTCGGCCATCGGAGTGTCCGGGCAAATCAGCCGGCAGGAAGATGCAGACGAGGTGGATTTCATGTTCACAGCAAACACGGCAATCCTCAGCGCATCGCCTAATCAGCCGCCATGGTGCGAGGTCAGCCTGATGCTCAATAACCGTGATGGTTTCTGTCACAGCTGCCCGGAATACGGCCACTGCGACCGGGCAACGATGGTCTACACTCACGCCCCACGAGAGAGTGGTTATCCGTGGATTTGCCTGAAAAGGGGGTGCAGAAAATGACGCTGGAGGAAGCCTGCCGCCTTATTGATCCAGCAACCGACCTGTCGGAGCTGGACAAAATTGAGTATTACCACGGCTTCAACGGAAAAGACGCTGCGGCCGCTGCACTCCGGGAGGCCAGCCAGATGGTGGTTGACTTCGTGCGCCGGATGCAGTGGCACGATGCGAAGAGCCCTCCGACCGTCCACGATGAAAGCTGGGAAAACGCAGGAGAAAAGCACTGCTGCATTATGAGTGACATGGTGTGGATCTGCTGCGAGAGCCAGAATACCATGAAAGGCTGGATTGAAAACGGTACATGGTACATCGAGGATGGCCGCCGGGCAGCGGACACGTCCTATGGTGAAGTGAAATTTTGGGCTCCACTGCTGGAGCCGCCGGAGGAGACCGACCATGACGAACGGTGATTATATCCGCTCCATGTCGGATGCGGATCTCATGGAGAACTTCGCCCAGCTATTTTGCCAGTTCATCCAGAAAAGGCAGCTGGGCCGCTGCCAGAGCCGTGAACACTGTTTTCACTGTATCAAAGATTGGCTGCATGAGGAAAGCGTTGCTTTAGAGAGGGCTGATGATGAAAAAACTAATTGATTTTTCCGAACCGATTCTCCGGCTGGTGCTGCCGATTCTGCTGAAAGACCAAACCACCGGAAAAAACATCATCTGGGCAACAGACCCGCCGCCGGGGGCAGGCTGCGGTCCGATGGACGAGATCACGATGGAACAGCTTGACAGAATCCAGTTGGTTCCTCGTGTGCAGAAGCAGTTGGTCGAGCAGAAGAAGCGCACCAAAGGCAAGGCCGAGGTTTTCACTCCGCTGTGGGTAGTCAAGAAAATGGCCGACCGCGCCGAGCGGGAATTGAACAAGGGCAATTTGAAACAATTCGTGCATGAGCGGTGCTTGGAAATTACCTGCGGCGAGGCTCCATTCCTCACCAGCAGATACGACCCGGCCACAGGAGAGCCTGTTGCGATTCCTGACCGTGTAGGCGTTCTGGACAGGAAGATGAAAGCCATCCGGGAGAATGAAAAAGACCCGATCGTGCAAAAAGCGTTTATGGCCTGCGCATATCAGTCTATCTACGGCTATGAGTATCAGGGCGATAATCTTCTTCTGGCGCGGGTAAATCTATTCCTGACGTTCGTTGAGAACTGGAAAGAGATGACGGAAGATCCCGTTGATGCCAGCTGGGCTATCATAATCGCGACAAGAATCTCGTGGAACATCTGGCAGATGGACGGTTTGAAAGATACCGTGCCCGGAACCGATACCCTCTGCCTGATTTTCGACTGGGAGGAAAACGAAGAAGTGTCGTTCCGGCAGATAAAGGAGGAAAGCGATAATGTCTGACAATGAAATTTCTGAACTGAACCTGAAAAGTGCCGCCCACTACGGAGCGCAGCTCCAGATGAACCAATTCACCGAAGAACTGGCTGAACTCATTCAGGCCATTGCCGAGGAAAACCCTGCGCACATTGCTGAGGAAATCGCTGATGTCGAAATCATGGTTGAGCAGATGGAGTATCTGCTGCCCCTTGGCATCAAATATATCAACGCATGGGCTGAACATTTTAGGCCGTCCAACGATATTCTGTCTTGCATTTGGCACTTGGCAGCTCCCATCAAAAGCATCAACAAACTGCGCCGCGTCAATTTAGTAACTACCGCCGACCCGTACATTTCCGAAGAAGAATTTCAAATTCAGCGTCAAACAGCAGAGAATGCCGTTGAAACCAGCATTGGTGAACTCATTTGCTATCTGGACTGGCTGGTCGGGCGTTATAGCATCGATGCTGAAGAAATCCGGAAAATCAAATCACACAAGGTGCAGCGCACCCGTGACCGCATTGCGCAGGAGGCCACCAATGGTAAAGCTTGAACCGTGGGAAAATCCGATGCTGGATACCATGTGGAGCTTTATGCAGATGGGTGGGCTGAAAGCCAACTACCCGGCTCTCAAAGAGGCCTGCATGGAACTGCGTCAGATGCTGATGCAGAAGACCGCCGGGCAGCGCAAAGACAGGCCGAAAGACCTATCGTGGGAAAATCTTGAGCGCGTCAAGGTGACCATCATCTGTGAGGCCATGGCTCTGGTGCTGTCCGGGGATTATGAGAAAATGGAGGAGCAGCATGACAGAAATTGAAAAACTCCACGCAAAGTTGGCCGAACAGGGCGTGAACCACACCTATGAACGCCGCTTCCCTCAGATGGACAAGGATTTCCCGGACACAGACTGGGGCTGGCAAATCTGGGTACACGATGACAACTTCGGCGGCAACTGGTTCGTGATCTGCGGTATCTTCTCCCACGGATATGAAAAGGGCTTGTTGCAGCTGATGGGCGACATTGTGAACGCCAAAGGCGTTGAGGGCTACCTGACCGCCGATGATGTGATGTTCCGGCTGTACGACTATCTTTCCAAGAAAAAGGAGGCAAAAGATGAAGTACCGCATTGAGGTTTCGGAAGAGCAGCTGCGCGTCATCGGGCTGGCTGTGGACGAGTACATGAGGCTGCGCATGGGGCAGTTTGATGCCCTCGCTGAAGAACTGACCTTAGATGGAGTAGCGGACCGAATCGAGGCTTATAAAGATGATTATCAGCGCGGCATTCTTAACGAGCGGGGCTACAGCATCGAAAGAATGTTTGAGGCCGCTTACAAAATTGCCTATCCGCCGCATGGATGCCGTGGACGGCAGCACGATTCATGGGGAACGTGTATCGACATTGTACACGCCATCGAGCACCAGCAGTGGCTGGACAGTCCGAAAGACAAGCGGGAAAAGCCGTGCACAACAAACCGCTCTTTCAAACCCGTTCCGCTGGGGCATGAGCTGTTCCCGAAAATTGAGAGGGTGGAAGAATGAACTGCCTGTCTTGTGAGAACTACATACCCCTTGACCCGCCCATCCAGCGCACCGATTCGCACGGCCAGACCTACAAGGTGCCGGGATTGTGCAAAATTGGAGCAGACCACATAATTTCTGGGCTTCCTGTCTATCTTCCGACGGCAAAATGTGATAAAATAACAGAAGCACCGTTGCAAAACGGCAGCTGAATTATGACGGAGGTAGGCTGTGACATTACAGGAGCTGTCAAAGTATTATGACATCCAAATGACCCTCGAAAAAGACCGTGAAGCCTTGGAGAGACTGCGGCAAAGAATCACTCCCGCCTCCCCACAACTGACCGGGATGCCCCACACGCCGGGTGTTCGGGATAAAGTCGGAGATCTGGCCGTAGAGCTGGCTGACATGGACGAGCGTATCCGCTGGCTGGAAGAACTGGCAGCACAGGAAAAGCCCAAAGTAGAGGCCTACTGCAAGAGCATTGTGGATGCCCGGATGTATCTGGTTTTCAGACTGCGGTTTATCCGCTGCTACTCATGGGCCGAAGTTGCCGGAGTTCTGGGAAAAGGATATACCGAAGATGGGGTCAGCCGGATGGCGTACAACTACCTCAACAAAAACTGACCGATAAGCCCTGCGTTTGCAGGGCTTTTTATTTTTGCCCAAAAACTGAAATTCAAATCAGAAATTTCCTCAAAATCAGCTCAAAATTGAAATGAATTTAACTTTTGCCCCCCTGAAAAGTTGAATTCAAAGTGGAAATCGTTGAGAATCAAAGGGGGATTGTTTCACTCGCTGTCGGACGTTGTCGGATGGTTTCGGATAGATTCCGAAGATTACCGATGGATTCAGATGACAACGGACGCTCCGAGTGATATGATTAGGATGCAAAATTCAAATCAAGCCAAGCGGTGCTCACCATTCCCGGTGGGTGCCGCTATTTTATTGCCTGAAAGGAGGATTCCGGGCCGCACGTTGCTCTCCTTTGCGTGTGGCATAACCGCAGCACCTTGAAAATGCGAGGTGCTGCAACCGGGCATTTCGCCGTGTCCGGCCGCAAAGAAGGAGATTTTCCATGTACCAGAAAATCAAGGAAAAATTCAAGGCAAACCCCACTGTTTTCTACGCCTGTTCCATCGTTGCATCTTGGGCAGGAGTAGGCTCCCTGATGAACTTCCGCACGTTGGCCATCAACAACGGCGCAGCGGCGGCCATCATCTGGGCCGTGTTCAACTCGCTGGCCTGCATCATCTTCGGCCTGTTTGCGGAGCGCATCCCGACAGTCCGGCGGCTGATGCAGAGCAAGGTGATGTTTTACTTCATCGGCTTCTTGACCGTGTTCCAGACGTGGACGCAGATGTCCGGCATCTATGAGATCTTCGGCGACACACCCATCGGAACCACCGGAGGCACACTTATTGTGTACGGCACCTGCATCGTCTTTCTGCTGTTACTGCTCAAAGACGGCATGATTCGCAACGTGCTGTCGGATGGTTTTTCGTGGGTGGTGGTTTACGGCCTGCTGGCCGTGGTCGTCGTTGCCGCTCTGGTCTACACTCGCGGCAATTTCGTCAACATCGACCCCGGCCTGAACGCTGCCGGCATCCAGACAGGGCTCTACAAGGGCTTTCTGCTGCTGCCCGGTCCGTTCACCTATCCGTATTACTACTCCCTGTTCTCCTACAACGACAAGAACAGCGATGGCACCCGGCGCGGAAACATGAAGATGTCCTTTGTCCTTGCTGGCGTGATGTTCGGCGTTTATATGGTGCTGGCTGCGCTGCTCACATGGGTCAATTTCAGCCCGCTGCTGAACACCATGAAGGCTATCCTTATCACCATCATCGCCCTGTCCTCTCTGTCCACCTATCTCTATTCGGAGTATCTGGTGTTCGGTGACACCATGGGCTTTATTCTGGACGTTATCACTGTGTGCTCGTGGCAGATCGTGATTCCGCTGGGTGTCATGGGCATCTGGACGCTGATGAGCGAGATCCGGCTCTACATCATCATTGCTGTGCTGCTGGCCTCGGTTGTGCTGCACCTCGTTTCTGACCGAAAGGAGGATGCACGATGAACATCACGGTAAAGAAGCTGGCAGAGCTGCATAAACCTGCTCATAACATCCGTAGGCACTCCGACAAGCAGATCACCGAGTACATCCGCAGCATTGAGATGTTCGGACAGGTGAAGCCGCTGGTCGTTGCCGAGGATGGTGAAATCATTGCCGGCAACGGTCTGTACGAAGCCCTGCTCCGCATGGGTCGGGATACCTGCGACTGTTATGTGATGGCCGGGCTGACCGATGTGCAGAAGAAAAAGCTGATGATGGCCGACAACAAGGTCTATGAGCTGGGCTTTACGGACGTTGATGCCATCGAGGAACTGGTCAAGGAGTTGGACGGTGACGTGGATGTGCCGGGCTGGGATGCTGATCTGCTGGAAATGCTGAACAGCACCGCAGACGAAGCCGATGAAATGATTGGCTCCTATGGGGATTTCCCGGAAAACGAGATCGCGCCCATCAACCACCATCAAGCAGAGGAACACGTTCCGTATGCCGAAACCCCGACCTACCCGGTGGCTCCCGCCCCGCAGCCTGTTCCTGCCGCCTCCGCGCCTCCCCAGCAGCCCACCACGGTGTCGGAGGTGTCTACACCTACCGAACCGCAAACCGCTGCTCCAGAGGCGACCAGCGGCGCAGAACAGCACAGGTACATCCGCTGCCCGAAGTGTGGTGAGTTGATATGCCTGTAAAAGTCATCGAGAGCAGCATGGATGTGCTGCAGGCGGCGAAGATCCGCATCCGCAACGTGTTTGCCAATGGCTGCAAAATCTACCTGTCGTTTTCTTCCGGCAAAGACAGCCTGTGCATGGCCAACCTCGTGTACGAGATGATTCTCTCCGGCGAGTTGGACCCCAAGCAGCTGACGGTGACGTTCATTGACGAGGAAGGGCTTTACCCCTCCATGGTCGATGCAGCATACCGCTGGCGGCGCAACTTCCTGTCTGTCGGCGCAAAATTCTTGTGGTTTTGCCTGCCGTTCAAACAGGTGTCGGTCATCGACCATCTTTCCAGTTCCGAATCGTGGATAACGTGGGAGCCGGGCAAAGAGGATGTGTGGATGCGCAAGCCGCCTGATTTTGCCATCATGTACAGCCCCTACCTCCACTACGCAGGGGAGATGAACTACCAGACGTTCTGCAGTAAGGCGTTTTCCGATGGCATCCAGCTGGTCGGCCTGCGCACCGCAGAGAGCCTGACCCGCTTTAAGTGTATCGCCAACACCAAAATGGAGCGCATCACCCGCGGCGGCAAGTTCTATCCCATCTACGACTGGAGCGATTCAGATGTGTGGCTGTACATCAAGGAGCGAAACCTTGAATTTCCTGAAATCTATATGAGGCTCTATGAGGCGGGTGTCCGAAAGAACGCCCTCCGACTGTGCGCATTCTTCGGTGACTGCGGCACACAGGGCCTGCGCTGGATAGCTGAAACGGACAACGATCTGTGGGAGCGCATCCAGCGGCGAGAACCCAACGCCTACCTCGTTCTGCTCTACTGGGATTCTGAAATGTTCCGGCGCACCACCCGCAAGCGTGGCGAACTGGAAGAGGAATCCGAGAAGAAAGACTACAAGGCTCTCTGCAAAGACCTGCTGTTCCTCCACCCGGAGAAGTACACCATCGCCAAGGATACCAAGTCGCACCTCGACCATTGGCGCGGCCTGTTCATCAAGACGTACGGTATCGCCGAGGAGAAGCACTACAAGACCATGTATGAGGGGCTGTTGTACGGAGATCCCAAGATGCGTATCCTGCGCATCCTCTGGACCACCATCTACAACGACCACAACGCCCGCATCAAGGAGGAGCAGAACCATGGAAAGCATTGATGTATTCGCCCCGCTGGCATCTCTCCAGTGGGTAGACCGCAACACCATCCACGCCAACGACTACAACCCCAACAAGGTCAGCGAGGAGAACCTGAAGCTGCTGGTGCAGTCCATCCTGACCAACGGCTGGACGCTGCCCATCGTGGTACGCCCGGACGGAACCATCATTGACGGCTTCCATCGCTGGACTGTATCGGGCCGGGAGCCGCTGCTGTCACTGCTGGGCGGCAAAGTGCCGGTCGTAGTCGTAGACCACCACGGCGACGAGAGCGTCGACGTGTACGGCACCATCACCCACAATCGTGCCCGTGGCACCCACCTGTTGGAGCCGATGAAAGCCATTGTCAAGAAACTCATTGACGAGGGCAAGACCGTGGAGGAAATCGGCAAACAGCTGGGCATGAAGCCCGAAGAAATCTTCCGCCTGTCCGGCTTTACCAAAGACGAGTTCCTGAACATGATGACCAAAGACCATCCGACATACTCCAAGGCCAAGGTCATCCGCAGCATCTGAGAGAGGAGCGTATCGCAATGCCTGTTGTAGTAGACATCTACGTTAATAAGCCTGTACCTGTGCAGGACATGGAGTTCACTTTCGTGTATGACCCTGCAATGGTTGAAGCTGCGCTCCACCCGCCCGACAGTGGGCAGGAGCAGCCGTTCGGCACTGAAAAGGTACTGTGACAGGGGTACCCTACCATGAGCGGGCTCGTCGACCCCGAAATCAAGCTAGTTAGTGAGGGAAAAATCAGCCATTTCGTTACGCTTTGTATAACGGATTGAATTGAATTTTCCAGATAGTTTTACGAGAAAAGGAGGTGGTTTCTGAAATGCCGACAAAAGAAAAGATTGCTGACAGGAATGTGACCACCACCGAACTGGCCTCTGTGCTGGGCATCACTGGCCGCAGGGTGCAGCAACTTACACAGGATGGCGTACTCACCACCATTGAGAGAGGCAAATTTGTCCTGTCCGATGCGGTGCAGGCGTACATCGGCAGCCTTGCCCGTGGTGGCATGACCAAGGAAGAGGCGGAAGAAGCCAAGAAGATTGAGCGTGTCAAGGCAAAGGCCGAAGCCACACTCAAAACCTCCAAGGCAAAAATCGCACAAGCCGAGGCCAAGGAACTATCCGGGCAAATGCACCGCAGCGAGGATGTGGCCGCCATGACCGCCGAACTTATCTACACCATCCGTGGTGCGCTGATGGCTCTGCCCAGCCGGGTGGCTATCAATGCCGCCGCCCTGTCAGACCCGGCAGAGGTGGCCGAGTATATGCGAGGCGAGGTCAACCAGATTGCGGAAGAAATCGCTATGTTCCGTTACGACCCGGCCAAGTATGAGGCTCGTGTCCGGGAACGCCGGGCATGGGATGAAAAGTTGACTGGTGATGACGATGAGTGACAACGCTGCCATCGACCGTCTGAACGCTCTGGTGGCAAAGCTGGTGGCCGCCATCCGACCGCCGCCCAACGTGAGCGTTTCCGAGTGGGCGACCAAGTGCCGTGTGCTGTCACCGGAGGCCTCTGCCGAGCAAGGCCGCTGGCGCAACAGCAGAACGCCCTATCTGGTCGAAATCATGGACGCATACTCTGACCCTCGCATCCACCACATCGTGGTCGTAGCGTCCTCGCAGGTCGGCAAGAGCGAACTGGAAAACAACATCATCGGTCGAACCATTGACGTTGACCCCGGCTCAATCCTGTTCATCCACCCCCAGATGTCGGATGCCAAGGAGTACAGCAAGCTGCGTATCGCCCCTATGATACGAGATTGTCCTACCCTCCGGGCAAAGGTGGCCGAGAGCAAGAGCCGGGACAGCGGAAACACCATCCTGCAAAAATCCTACCCCGGCGGCATCCTGACGATGTGCGGTTCCACCGAAGCCCACGCTCTGGCATCGAAGCCTATCCGCTATGTACTGGGCGATGAGCGTGACCGCTGGGCTGCCAGTGCTGGCGTTGAGGGCGACCCGTGGGAACTGGCAATGGCCCGGCAGACCACGTTCTACAACGCAAAGGCGGTCGAGGTTTCCACCCCGACCATAAAAGGCCATAGCGCAATCGCCAAGGCCTACGTCAAGGGAACGATGGAACGCTGGGTGTCGCAATGTCCGCACTGCAAGGGTTTCCATGAGCTGCGCTGGGAGGATATTCGGTATGAGTATGACACCATCGAGGTTCACGGCGAAAAGACCTACAAGGTCAACGATGTGTGGTATCTCTGCCCGGAGTGTGGCTGCATTTCGGACGAGGTGACCATGAAACGTGCCCCGGCACACTGGCAGGCCGAGAACCCAGCGGCCTACGAGAACGGTATTCGCAGCTTTTGGCTGAACAGTTTTGTTTCCCAGTGGGCGGCATGGAAAGAAACCGTGCTGAAATACCTGAACGCACTGGGCGATACGAAGAAGATGCAGGTCGTGTACAACACCCGGCTGGGTCTGTTGTGGGAAGACCGTGGCGATGTGCAGGACGAGGACACCATGCTGGGCCGCAGGGAGGAATACCCTGCAGAACTGCCGGACGGTGTACTGGTTCTGACCGCTGGAGTTGACACGCAGGATGACCGTATGGAGTACGAGATCGTGGGCTTCGGCCACTTCGGGGAAACATGGGGCATCGAAAAAGGCATCATCATGGGCCGCCCGGACAGTGACGAGGTTTGGCAGCAGCTTGATGAACTGGTATTCGACCGCCGCTTAAAATTTGCCGATGGCGTGGAACTGCCCGTGTCCATAAAATTCGTGGACGAGGGCGGCCACTTCACGCAGGACGTTCGTCTGCGCTGCCATGAGCGCATTGGCAAAAAGGTGTTCTGCATCAAGGGATTTCCCGGCTCGGACAGGCCGTTCACGGCTCCGCCCAAGCAGCAGAAAATCACGATACAGAACCGCTACATCGGTATGTGCTGGCAGTACCAGCTGGGCGTTGATTCCGGCAAGCAAATCATCATGGACGATTTGAAAGTGCAGGAGCCGGGCGCCCGGTATTGCCATTTCCCACGCCGGGATGACTACGGGCTGGGCTATTTCAACGGCCTGTTGTCCGAACATCTGGTGTACAAAGAAAACCACCGCAACCCGTGGCAATGGGAGAAAATCTCCGGCCACGAGCGAAACGAAGCACTTGACTGCCGGAATTATGCTCTGGCGGCCTACAAGGTGCTGCCGAAAGACCTCGATGCCATTGACCGTGCGCTGAAAAAGCTGCGTGGAAAAGCGGCCGATGCCCCGGCAGCAATAAATATTCAACAACCCGCGCCCTCTCGCAAAAAGAAGCGAGAGAGCCTATTGGACGACTGGTGAGGTGTGAGATATGAATACCACGACCATCAAAAAGCGGCTGGAATTCCACACGCAGCGGCTTGATAACCTGTATACAGCGTACAACAAGCTGCTGTCTGGCGGCGTAAAAAGCTACCGTCTGGATGACCGTGAACTCACCCGGCTCGACCTCGGCAAGCTTAGCGATGAAATCAAAGAGGCCGAACAGAAAGTCGATGAACTGGAATCGTTGCTGAACGGCCAGAATGCAAGAAAGGCGTTCGGGGTCATTCCACGGGACTGGTGACAATTTAGGGTAACGGCTCATCTGGGCCTTTGCCGCGGGCTGGCTGCTTTTACACTCCTTTCCCCAGCCAGTCCGCTTAGTTTGAAAGTTATGGAGGCGATATTTTGAAATACCGTGTAACGGCTGCGCCGCAGGCCAGCGGATACAGCGAGGCTGGTGCAAGCCATAAGCGGCGTGCGCTGCGGGCATTCTTCCCGAACAGCAATTCGCCATCCAGCGATATACACGACAACGCCGACACCCTGCGACAGCGCAGCCGGATGCTCTACATGAGCGCACCTGTTGCCACAAGTGCCATCAACACGAACCGCACAAAGGTGGTCGGCACTGGTCTGACCCTGAAATCCACCATCGACCGGGATGTTCTGGGGCTGACCCCGGAGGCAGCCAAGGAATGGCAGACCAAGGTCGAGGCCGAGTTCCGGCTTTGGGCTGAGAACCGCCGCAACTGCGATGCTATGGGGCTGAACAACTTCTACGGATTGCAGCAGCTGGCTCTGAAAAGCTGGCTTATGAGCGGCGATGTGTTCGCCGTTGTGAAAATCCGGGATGTTGACAAGCTGCACCCCTACGCCCTGCGGCTGCATCTGGTGGAGGCCGACCGGGTGTCTACACCGAACCGATACGGCAGTGCGATTGACATTCTGGGGTACACCGTGGGCAAGAATCCCGACAACGGGAACAAGATTCTCGACGGTGTAGAGGTGGACAGCGGCGGTGCCGTGGTGGCGTACCACATCCGAAATACCTATCCGCACGAGTGGCTCAATAGCGAGGAAACCGTATGGCAGCGTGTGGAGGCTGTTGGTAAAAAGACCGGGCTGCCCCAAGTGCTGCACATCATGGAATCGGAACGACCGGACCAATACCGTGGCGTTCCGCTCGTTGCGCCAATCATCGAACCACTGCTCCAGCTGCGCAGATACACCGAATCCGAACTGCTGGCGGCACTGGTCCAGTCGTACTTCACGGCTTGGATTGTGTCGGATGCGCCCAAAGATACAATCCCGTTCAACGAAACTGGCAGCGGAGATCTGGGTGGCGTTCCTGTTGAGAATCCACAGATGAACAACGCCAGCCACAGCGAGAATGAGTACGAGATGGGCCCCGGTCAGGTGGAACATCTGGCCAAGGGCGAAGACATCAAGTTCGGCAATCCGAATATTCCGACCGCAGGATTTGAGCAGTTTGTCAAAACGCTGTGCAAGCTGATGGGCGGTGCAATCGAAATGCCCTATGAACTGCTGCTGAAAGAGTTCAATGCCAGTTATTCGGCAAGCCGCGCTGCCCTGCTGGAAGCATGGGAAGCGTTCAAGATGCGCCGCACATGGCTGGTGGACAGCTTCTGCCAGCCCGCGTATGAAATCTGGCTGGCAGAGGCCGTAGCCCGTGGGCGAGTAATCGCTCCGGGCTTTTTTGATGACCCGCTGCTCCGTGCTGCATGGTGCGGCGCCCGCTGGATTGGCCCTGTGCAGGGCAGTCTTGACCCCGCCAAGGAAGTCAATGCAGCCATTCTCCAGACGCACCACGCCTTTAAGACCCACGAACAGGTCACCCTTGAGATGGGCGGCGGCGACTGGACCGAAAACGCCGAACAGCTGTCTCGTGAAAATAAGCTGCTGAAAGCGGCTGGCAGCGAGGGAGCAATCGAAACCACCGCCAGCATTACGACACAGGGAGGTACACAAAATGCCCAAACCGAATAACACCCCGCAGGTGAGCATCCAGCGACCCTGCTATGCGATGGCCAGCACCGATGGCCAGACCGCCGATATCACCATGTACGGCGAAATCGTGGAAACACAGCCTATCGACTGGTGGACTGACGAACCGATTCCGGGGCAGTACATCATCGAGAGCGAGTTCCTGTCGGACTTGCAGCAGGTCGAAAACTGCCCGCAGATCACCATCCGCATGGACAGCCTGGGCGGCGATGCTGGCGTTTCCATTCTGATCCACAACAGATTGCGCGAATTGGCCGCCAAGGGCACGAAGCTGACCTGCATTGTGGACGGCGTGGCCATGTCTGGCGGCAGTCTTATCATGTGCGCCTGCGATACGGTAAAAGTGAATCCTTCCAGCCTTGTGATGATTCACAAGTGCTGGACTCCCATTCGAGGCGCACTCAATGCTGACGAACTTCGCAAGGCTGCGGAAGCCAATGACGCATGGGATAAGAGTCAGGTCGCCATCTACAAGCGGAAGACTGGCCTGTCTGAAACCGTGCTGCTGCACATGATGGGCGATACCACCTATATGACGGGCAAGGAAGCCATCGACAAAGGCTTTGCCAATGAGCTGCTGGATGATGCTGAGCCTGTGGCAATCTCTGCAAGCGCAGACCGCCAGACCATCTACGCAAAGGGCCACGCCCTGCGCCTGATGCCGGGCGTAAAGCTGCCCGACAACATTCCTACGGCTAAAGCGGCTGCACCTGCTGCCGCTGCTGCAAATACACCGGCGGCACCCGCCGCCCAGTCCAACGAAGGAGGACAATCCACTATGGCAAACAATGCAAATCCCACCACTGCAACCCCCGCAGCGGAAAACCCGCAGGCCGCAGTTGACGCAGCCGTGAGCGCGGAGCGCAACCGTCTGGCCGAAATCGATTCGGTGGCAAGCCTGTTTGACCCCGCTCTGGTGCAGGAGGCTAAGTACGGCGAGACCGCTTGCGATGCTCGCGAGCTGGCATTCCGCGCCGCCAAGGCTGCTGCTGCGCAGGGTCACGAGTTCCTGAAGAATCTGGCAGCGGACAACGCCGCATCTGGTGCACAGAACGTGGAGGCTGTTCCGGGCGCGTCTGCATCTGGCAGCCCGGAATCTCTGCCCGATGCAAAGGGCAATGTGCCCAAGACGCAGGCCGAGCGCATGGCTGCTGCCGAAGCAGTCGTCGCCGAACTGCTCGATGATGACAAGAAGTGAGGAGGAACACTACTATGAGCGAACTGAGCAAATCTCTCGGCACCATGGAGTATGACGGTCTGATCGCCGACATCAACCCAAAGCTGGTTGTCAGCGGCGGCACCATCCGCAAGCTGGGCACTGCTGGCACCATCAAGCGCGGCACCATTCTGGCAAAGTCCAGCGGCACTGCTGGCGATAACAAGCTGGTCGTGCTGGGCACCGCTGCTGCCAGTAATGAGGTGCTTACCGCCTACTGCATCCTGTGTGATGATGTGGACGTTGGCACTGCTGACGATGTAACCGTCCCGGTGTACCTGATGGGCTGCTTCAACTCCAACAAGGTTACCGTGGCCAACAGCTACACCATGACCGAGGCCGACAAGGATGCCCTGCGCAACGGTGGCATCGTCTTCAAGGCCGCTGCACCCGCACTGTAAGGAGGATATAACAATGCCTGCTGAACTGAATTTCTTTGACACCTATACCCTGATGGCCGTGCAGAAGCGCATTGTGCCCAAGCAGACTTTTTTCCGTGACCGCTACTTTCCCACGGAGGAGGGCGACATCTTCAGCTCCAACAAGGTGCTGACCGAGTACATGGACGGCGACCGCAAGATGGCAGCCTTTGTGTCGCCTCGTGTCGGCGCAATCCCGATGGAGCGCACGGGCTACGAGGTCCACGAGTTTGAGCCTGCGTCCATCGGTGTGAGCCGTCCTCTGACCTCTGATGACCTGACGAAGCGTGGCTTCGGCGAGGCCATCTATGCCAACAGCACCCCTGCCCGGCGTGCCGCAAAACTGGTCCAGAACGATCTGGCTGACATGGATGGCCGTATCACCCGCACCGAGGAGTGGATGTGCGCACAGACCATGCTGGACAACGGATGCGTCATGCAGGAGATGATCGACAACGTGACCAAGGGCGAGGCAAAGGTCGTGAATTTCTACAATCCCGGCCACGAGAACGACCACATCTACACTGCCGCCCACAAGTGGAACGAGGAAGGTGGCAATTTCTTTGGCGACGTTCCGGCTATGTGCCGGCTGCTGTCCAAGCGTGGTCTGCGCGCTGCCGACCTGCTGCTGGGTGCTGATGTTTATGACGCAGTGATGAATCTCGAAAAGGTTCAGCGTCTGCTGGATAAGAATTCCGGCATCATCATCGGCCAGATTGAGCAGCAGCTGAGCGCATACGACGGTGTTGTCTACGGTGGCACCCTCAACTTCCGCGGCTACAAGTTGAATCTGATTTCTGTTGATGAAACCTATGTGGATTCCACCGACAAGGAGCAGAGTTACTTCCCCAAGACCGATGCCGTGATTACGGCTCCCGGCTGCGGCCATCTGATGTATGGTGCTATCACTCAGATCAACTACGGCGACACCATCCAGTCCACCATTTCTGGCCGCCGTGTTCCGAAGTTCAGCATCGATCAGGAAAACGACACTCGCAAGACCGCCCTGAAGTCTCGTCCTCTGGCTGCACCCAAGAACTACATTCCGTGGATTCGCGCCAAGAACATGGTCGGCTAAGTCTGACCTGAAAGGAGTACACCGATGATTGTTGAAATTCTTTGCGGTGGCTACGGCTGCCCCACCAAGACTGGCATTCACACTGTTTCGCGCGGCGAGCGGTGTGAGGTCAGCGATGCCGAAGCAATCCGCCTTATCGGGCTGGGTGTGGCGAAGTATGCGTTTTCTGCGCCCACCGCCCCGGAAACCGCCCCTGCGGAGGCTCCGGAAGCTGCGGAAGGTAACGACACCCCCGCAGCCGAAGCCTCGCAGAACGGCTCTGAGACGGCACACCTCGACCCCGACCAGCTGCACGATATGACCGTTGCCAACCTGAAAAAGCTGGCTGCGGATATGGGCATCGACACCAAGCAACTCAAGACCAAGGATGCACTCATTCAGGCTATCTGCGCCGAGGACGTTGTGCCCGGTGACGAGTGCTCCGATGGTCCTGATCTGGCAGCTGCGATGCCCACGGCGTGAGTACCTTTAAGGACGCTGTGCAGGAAGACCTGAACAGCGTCTTTCTGAATCTGGACGAGTTCGCCGAAACGCACACGGTCTACTATGATGGAGAGGAATACCCTGACGTTCCTCTGGTTCTGACGGGTCTCTCCGAAAAGGAACGTGTACGCCAGACCATCAGCGACCATGCGCAGGGTCTGTACCGGGTCAGCCGGGTGCTGCACTGCGATATTGCAGCCCTCGGCGGGAAACAGCCGGAGAAGGACTGCAAGCTGGGCATTGATGAGGACGGATTCGTCCGAAACTACTATGTGGCATCCTCTGTCTGCGAGATGGGGATGCTGCGGGTGGAACTGGAGGCGATTGACGAATGAGTTGGCAGGAATATGTGTCCTACGAGCCTCTTAACGTCACAGAACGCCCGGCGGCTGCTCTTGCAGTGACTGTTGAATCGGATATTGACCGAGTGTCTGCACTGCTGTCTGGCATCAAAGGCGGCTGGCAACAGGCTGTTGGTTCTGCGCTTGCAAGAGCTGCAAATGCAGGAAAAACGGAGGCCAAGAAAGCCGTAACGGAGCAGTACGCACTTAGTGCGAGCGAGTTTGTCAACCGCACAAAGAATGTCAACCATTTCAACCGTTCGTCAGATGGTGAAATCACGGTGAGTTTTGGCTACCGTGGCTCTGTTATTCCGCTGATGCGTTTTGATACGAGCATAGACCGTTCTGGTCGTGTCGTTACCCGCGTTATGAAAACGAGCACCAAAAAAGCCCTCGACCATGCATTTAGCGCAAAGATGGGGAGCCATATCGGGGTTTATGAGAGAATCGGCACCAGCCGCTTCCCTGTGAAAGAACTGTATGGTCCATCAACGCCGCAGATGATCGGAACCAACGAAACCGTTGCAGATCAGGTCGAGGATAAGATGGCGGAGGTGTACGAAAAGCGCATTGAGCATGAAATCACGCGAATTTTGAACGGATGGGGTGTCTGATATGACCAGCGTTGTTTTGCTTGAGCAGCTGAAAGCATTCACGGAGAAAATCATGGCTGACATGATTCTCCCGGTAGCTATGCAGCAGGGCGATACCGAACAGGCCTACCGTGCCCCGGAAGTCTACCTGATGCGGCTGCCCGACAGCCGTTCAGCCAAGAAGAAAGCTCCGTACATCATCCATCGGGTCATTCCGCTGGAAACGGAGCAGCAGCCCGGCAGCGAGGAGCGCACGGTGGTTTCTGTGCGCTCTATCTTTTGCTGCTACAACCCAGATGAACAGGAGGGCGACCTCGCTCTCCTGAACATGATGGAGCGGTTTCGCGTGGAATTGCTCAAAGTCCGCAAGGTAGGCGGCACTGGCACCGATGGAAAGCACCGGTACCAGTTTACGCTTGTCCTTTCTCCCGGTCACAAGCTGGAAAGCGTTCCCTATGACGAGGAATCGAAGCCCTACTATGCCGGAGAGATGATTACCTACTGGAAGCTGCCGACCGTGCAGCAAACGGAGGATATTAAATTATGGCGGTAAAAAAGACCGTGGCGGAACAGCCCGCCGAAACCACCGTGAACGCCGAGCCTGCGCAGAGCAAGCCCGGCGTTTCTATCTACGTTGGCCCGTCCATTCTGGGCTACATCCAGAAGAACACGATTTACCCCTGCGCTGCTGCGGAGGCTGTGAACCGTGACGATGTGAAGATTGCCACCGAGAAATATCCCGGCGTGGCCGACTTCATCATCGATGTGGCCGAACTGAACACTACGCCTGAAAAGGCAAAAGCACGCGGCGAGGCCATCCTTGCGTATGCCCGGATGCTCGCCAAATCCAAGTAAGGAGGATTTTACTATGGCAGATCATGGTATCAATGTCACCCGTGCCGATACCGCGGTGGCAACCCCGAACGCCGCAACCTGCGGCATCCCCTTTGTCATCGGCTCCGCACCGCTGTCCAAGGCAACTGGCACCGCTGCGACCGCTGGCACCCCTGTCCTTTGCACCAGCTATTCCGAGGCTGTGGAGCAGCTGGGCTATGACGACGACTGGGCCAAGTACACCGTCTGCGAGGTGATGCACTATCACTTCAAGCTGTGCGCCTGCCAGCCGGTCATTTTCCTGCCCGTTGGCGAGACTGCCGAGGCTGCCGATGTGGCCGCCGCCGTTGAGCAGATCGAGCTGTGCCTGACCATGTTCGGCATCGTGCCCGACCTGATTATGGCTCCCGGCTTCTCCCAGGATGCAACCGTTGCAGCGGTTATGGACGCAAAGGCTGGCTCTATCAACGGTATGTTTACCGGCAAGGCTCTGGTGGACATTTCCGCAAAGACCTATACCGCTGCGGTGCAGGCGAAGAACAGCGGCACCTACACCGAAAAAACCATCCTGTGCTGGCCCAACGGCACCCTCGGTGATCTGCGTTTCCACGGCTCCACCGTCGAGGCGGGCTGCCTTGCAGAAACCGATACCGGCAACGAGGGCATTCCCTATGAAAGCCCCTCCAACAAGACCGTTCACATCGACGGCCTGTGCGATGACGACGGCAACACCATCAACCTGACCTATAATCAGGCCCTTGTCGTTGATGCCGCGGGCATCTGCACCTTCCTGAACTTTATGGGCGGCTGGACCGCTTGGGGCAACCATACTGCGTGCTACCCCAAGTCCACGGATGTGAAGGACTACTTCATCCCGCTCAGCCGTATGTTCGACTACGTCACCAACACACTCATCAAGACGTTCTGGAGCAAGCTCGACAAGCCGATGAACCGTCGCCTCATCGACACCATTCTGGATAGCGCCAACATCTGGCTGAACGGTCTGGTTGGCGCAGGTTATCTGCTGGGTGCCAGTGTGGAAATGCTGGAAAGCGAGAACCCGCTGACCAGCCTGATGGCGGGCAAAATCAAGCTGCACGTCTACATGACCCCGCCCTCTCCGGCGCAGGAGATTGACTTTGTGCTGGAATACGACGCTGATTATGTGACCAGCGCACTCCAGTCCTAAAGAGGAGGTACTACAATGGCAATCGATCAGAGCGTTATCAACTTCGCGGTCTATGAGGACAGCGTGGAATATCTGGGTATGTCGAAAGCTACCTTGCCGGATGTTACCTTTCTGACGCAGAGCATTTCGGGTGCTGGTGTCGGCGGTAACGTCGAAGCGGTCATTCTGGGCCATTTGGAGGCTATGACCCTCGGTCTGGAATTCCGCACCACCACGCCGCAGTCCGTCCGGCTGTCGGAGCTGCGCCGCCACAGCATTGACCTGCGTGTGGCAAACCAGTATGAGGATCCTGTTTCGGGCGTGGTTGAGGCACGGAAGGAAAAGCACATTTTCGTGGTCGTGCCCAAATCGACCAAGGGCGGCACCATTGCCCCCGCAACGCCCACTTCTGGCTCTGGTGAGTACGCCGTCCGTTACTGGGCAACGTACATCAACGGCAAGAAGGTGCGTGAGCTGGACCCCCTCAACTTCATCTGCTACATCAACGGTGTGGATTATCTGGCCGGTGTCCGTGCGGCCCTGGGCAAGTAATCCGCATATGCCGTTCCGCCGGAGCTGCATTTTGCAGCCCCGGCCTATTTTTTGAGCGTGAAAGGAGCTATCCAGCATGAACGCCGTCATTGACCCGAAAGAATTTGATGCAGCTCAGGCTGCCGCCGCAAAGGCTGCTGCCGCTGCTGACCCGTACACCTACACCCACAAGCTCCAGAAGCCCCTTGACTATGAGGGCAAGCACTACGAATCCCTCACGTTCGACTGGGGCAAGCTGACCGGCAATGACTCCCTCGCCATTGAGGCCGAGCTTACGGCTCTGAATCAGCCTGTGATCATCCCCTCGATGAGTGCGGGCTACCTCATCCGCATGGCCTGCCGGGCGTGTACCGAGCCTATCGGTGTTGATGTCATCGGTGCTATGAGCATCCGGGACTACAACACCATCCGCACCAAAGCGAGAAATTTTTTGCTGAGGTCGGACTTGTAACTGGTGATGGCGGCGTGTGGCTGCGGCGACAGGTGCTCGCAATGGCACAGGTCAACTGTACGCCCGCGCCCTACTGGCTGGAAATGCCCCTGTATCAATTCCGGCAATGGATCCGCAGCAGCAATGACCTCATTGCCGAGCGCCAGAGAGCGAGAAAGGACGGTAAGTAGTGGCTCGTAAAGAGTGGGAGCTGCTGTTCAACCTGTCCGCTAAACAGAACAGCAGCTTTTCCAGTACATTCAAGGCTGCGCAGTCTGCCCTTGTGGAAACGCAGGGGAAGATTCAGCAGCTGAACAAAGTACAATCCGACATTTCGGCGTACCAGAAGCAGCAACAGGCCGTTGACGCAACCCGTCAGCGGCTTTCTGTTTTGCAGCAGCAGTACGACAACATCCAGAAAGAAATTCAGGAAACCGAGGGTTATTCCTCTGCGCTGGAAAACAAGCTGCTATCCAAACAGGCGCAGATCGACAAGACCACGGCCTCCCTGAACACCTATGAGCAGCGTTTGGCTGCCACCGGGAATGCTCTGCACGAAGCTGGCGTGGATACCACGCAACTGACGGCGGAAAGCGTCCGGCTGGAAACTGAGGTCGATAAGCTCAAGGATAAGCAGGTTGACCTCAAGAAAACGATGGACGAGGCCGGCGAGGGCGCAAAGGGATTCGGTGAAAAATCGGTCGAGGCGCTTGAGACGGTCGAAGCCACGCTGGCCGCGGTCGGTATTTCAAAGGCCCTTGGAGAAATCCGGGATGCCTACATGGACTGCATCAACACCGCAGGTGATTTTGAAGCATCCATGAGCAATGTCGAGGCCCTCTCCGGCGCTACCGGTGAGGAGCTGACGGCCCTGTCCGACAAGTCCAAGGAAATGGGCGCGACCACCAAATTCACCGCTGGTGAATCGGCTGACGCTCTGTCCTACATGGCTTTGGCAGGCTGGGACACCCAGTCCATGTTGGACGGCATCAGCCCGGTGCTGAATCTGGCTGCTGCTGCCAACATGGATCTGGCGCAGGCATCCGATATTGTCACCGACTACCTGACTGCTTTTGGCCTGAAAGCCTCCGACACCACACACTTTGTGGACGTGATGGCCTACGCCATGGCCAACTCCAACACGGATGTCATCCAGTTGGGTGAGGCTTACAAGGCGTGTGCAGCTACCGCTACGTCCCTCGGCTACTCGGTCGAGGAAACCACCGCTGTGTTGGCTACCATGGCCAACGCCGGTGTCAAGGGCGGCGAGGCTGGCACAGCCCTGAACGCCATCTTTACCCGCCTTGCCACCAACACGAAAGAGTGCGGGGACACCCTTGCAGAATACGGTGTGCAGATCTATGACGCACACGGCAATATGCAGAGCCTGTCCAGCATCCTCACAGGCATGGCCGGTATCTGGGACACCCTGACCGACCAAGAGCAGGCCAACCTCGCAAAGGTCATTGCCGGCACGAACCAGTATTCCAAACTGCAAACCATCATGGCCGGGTGCAGCGAAGCCGCAGCCGAGGGCGGGCAGTCTTTTGCGGACTACACCGCAGCTCTGAACGACTGCGCTGGGTCTGCCGATAAAATGGCGGGCACCATGCTCGACAACATGAATGGCAGACTGACGCTGATGCAGTCCGCAGCAGACGGCCTAAAAATCGCCATCGGCGAGGATTTGACCCCGGTGATGTCGGATTTGTACGATGTCGGCGCGGAAGTCCTGGGCTGGATGCAGGGATTTGTAGAAGAAAATCCCGGCGTAGTCAATGGCGTTGCAGCCGGCACGGTTACTCTGGGCGGCTTCCTCGCGGTGCTGACTGCGGTCACGACCGCCATCAAGGTGGGCAGTACCGCAATGGGGCGGTTTACTGCCACGCTTGGCCCGGCTGCCCCGGTGCTGGTCGGAGTTGCCCTGGCGGGCACGGCGCTGGCCACGGTCGTTGCCGGTCTGTCTGGTGCGGCCGATGCGACGGTGCCCTCTGTAAAGGAACTGACCAGCGCCGCTCGTGACATGGGCGACAGTATGGAAGAAGCAAGCGCAAGCTACGATTCCACCCTGTCCAACATGGCAGCGACCGCCAGCGTTGCGGACCAGTACATCAGCAAGTTGGAGGCCATCGAGGCCGCCACAAATGGGAACACGGACGGAAATGCCGAATACCACGACACGCTGGCCCGGCTGTCTGTTCTGGTTCCCAGCCTTGCGGATGATATTGACCTTGAGACCAATTCCATCAAGGGCGGCACCGCTGCGCTGCGCCAGCATACGGATGCCTATGTAGCAGATGCCAAGGCTCAGGCCCGGCAGGAATACCTGAACACCCTCTATGACCAGTACAACAATGTGCTGGTTGAGAGCGCTGAGAACGAAACCAAGCTGGCGACTGCGCAGGCAAAGGTTGAAAAATCCAATGCCGGCATGTCTGCTGCCTACGATAAGCTGCTGACCACCCTCGGCCTGACGGATGAGCAGTTCAAGCTCACCTACGGCACGGTGGAAGATCTGCCGTGGCGCACCATGAGCGAGGATGTGCAGCAACTGCGCACTGAGTATATGGGGTACTCGGATGACCTTGTCACTGCCCAGCGGGAGGTCGAGAACTACACCGCCGCCGTAGAACAGGATCAGGAGGCTATCAATGCCGCCGAGGCCGAGTATCAGGAGGCCAGCGCCGCAGTCGATGCCCTGAACGCTTCGCAGCAGTCCGCCGCCGACAGCGCAGACGATGTTGCAGCGCAGCAGCAGAATGTGGCCAACGCCATTTCCGATGCAGAGCTTCGGATTCAGGACATCATTGCAGCCTACAAGGATGCCTATGATGAAGCCTACGGCAGCATCAGCGGCCAGTATGCGTTGTGGGATTCTGCGGAAAAGGTCGTTTCGACCTCCGCTGCATCCATCAACAATGCACTGCAAAGCCAGATCACCTACTGGGATAACTACAACCAAAACCTCAAAAAGCTGAATGAACGGGCAGCCGACATCGATGGTCTGAGTGACGTTATCGCCAGTTTTGCGGATGGAAGCAAGGAATCCGTCAATGCGATTGCCGGCATGGCCTCGGCCTCGGATGCTGATCTCGCCAAAATGGTTGAGAACTATGCTGCGCTGAAAGAAGCGCAGGATACCACCAGCGAATCTATCGCCGACCTCAAGACCGGCATGAGCAATTCTATGGACGAAATCGCCAAGACCGTAGCCGATACCGTATCGGAAATGGACATGAGCGACGAGGCCACGAAAAGCGCCAAGGAGACGATTCAGGGCTTCATCGATGGCGCATCCAGCATGATGCCCCGTGTGCAGGAAGCCTATGCCAAAATCGCCTCGGCGGCCTCTACTGCGCTGGCAGGCTCCAACGAGCGCTACAATGTCAACCACGGAATCCCCGGATATGCTGTTGGTACGGAAGATGCGGCTCCCGGCTTTGCCCTCGTTGGTGAGCATGGCCCGGAGCTGGTCTACTTCAACGGCGGGGAATCTGTTCTGACGGCCTCGGAAACCAGACGGGAGATGGAGAGCGCAAGCGTTACCCCCATGAGCGCTGAGCTGCCAGAGAGCAGCGGCTCCTCCTCAGCACGCAGCACGGTTCCTATATCGCTCTCGCCGGTTTACCATATCTCAGGTATATCTGATACTGCCGAGCTGCAAAACGTCCTGAATGCCCAGAATGACAACCTGAGAGAACTTGTCCTCGAAATCGTGAAAGATGCAGAGGACGATGATTTCAGAGGGAGGTATGCATGAGTAAAACCTATACGACTGTGCAAGGCGACCGCTGGGACAGCGTGGCCTATAAGCAGCTCGGCAGTTGCGCCTATGCTCCCAACCTGATGGCTGCTAATCCGCAGCACTTGGGCTATTTTGTGTTCCCGGCCGGAATCGTTCTGACGCTCCCGGATACCGAGACACAAACCAGCTCCACCTTGCCCCCGTGGAAGAAGGTGGTCACATGAGCGACGAAAATACCGCCCGCCATGCCGAGTGTACGGTGGAGTTTGACGGTGTGGACATCACCAGCAGCATCAAGCCCTACCTGCTGTCGCTGACATTTACCGATAATGAGGAAGATGCCAGTGACGACCTGCAGATCAAACTCCAAGACCGGGAGGGCGTTTGGATGACCGACTGGCTCCAGAAGATGCTGGACGGCGATGTGTCGGCCGCATCTTCTGATGGCTACAAGGTTGGTGACGTGGTGCAGTTTCTCGGTGGTCCGCACTACAAGGCATCTACCGACAAAAAGGCAAACGGAACACCAAAGGCAGGCCCGGCCAAGATCACCATCATCAAACAGGGTGCGCTGCACCCGTACCATGTTATTCACACGGACGGAACGTCCCGGGTCTATGGCTGGGTCGATGCCAGCGAGATCTCCGGTAAATCTGGCGGCAGTTCTTCCGACAGCGGTGAAGGCGGCCTGAAAATCCGGGCTACCATCACGGCCTGTAACTGGCACTCTGACGGGAAGGATGAGGCGCTGGACTGCGGGGAGTTTGAGTTGGACAGCATAAACGCATCCGGCCCGCCCGACATCATCACCATAAAGGCCACGGGGCTGCCCTATACCAGCCAGATCCGGCAGACCAAGCAGAGTAAGGGTTGGGAAAAGTACAAGTTATCCGGCATCGCCAATGAAATGGCGAAGAAGAACGGTATGCAATCCCAGTTTCTTGCAAAGCAAGACCCGGAGTATAAACGTGTGGAGCAGTACCGCTGCTCTGACATCGACTTCCTATCGCAGCTGTGCCATGATGCCGGCCTGTCGCTGAAATGTACAGACGGCAAAATCGTCATCTTCGACCAGAAGGAATACGAGGGAAAAGATTCTGCATGGACTGTCACCAAGGACGACAAGAGCTATATCAAGTGGAGCCACACGCTCGGCCAGGCCGGAACGCAGTATGCGTCCTGCCGGGTGTCCTATGTTGGGCCGAACGGCAAGCCCCTTGAGGGTATCGCCTACGTCAAGGACTACGATGCCAAGAGCAAAACCAACCAGCAGCTGGAAGTTTATGCCCCGGTCACGAGCAAGGCCGAGGCCAAAGAACTGGCTGCCAAAAAGCTCCGACTGCACAACAAGTTTGAGCGTCAGGTGGGCTTTACCTATTCCGGTGATCCGGGCAAGGTGGCCGGTCTGACGTTTGAGGCTAAGGACTTCGGGCCGTGGAATGGAAAGTACATCGTGAAGCAGGCCAAACATACCGTGACTGGCTCTGGCGGGTACACCACGCAGGTTTCCGGCCGTCATGTTTTAGGAGGGTACTGATGAACACTGCTGTTGATGTTCGCCTCGGTAAAGTCACCGATGTGAACAAAGAAAAGCGCCTTGTCCGTTGTAAGTTTGAGGACACCGGCATCACGTCCGGCTGGCTCCCGGTGATGCAGCACTACAAAGCCATTGTCTATACGGAGTCAGCCGGTGAGCATAATCACCAGTATATCCACCCCAGCCCCTACAACCTTGAAATCAAAAAGACCATGGATGGCTCCCGCCAGATTTGGGATGAAGAGGAAAAGGTTATCGGAGCGGACAACTCCACCGACCATCAGCACAAGTCTCATGTGGTGTGGTGGTTGCCGGCCGTTGATGATACGGTGGTCTGCCTGTACCTCCCGTGCTTCAATGCTGATGGTTTTGTTCTGGGAGGGATTTATCCGTGATCGTTGGTTGCCTCGGAGACATCAGCTTTTCCGTGTTTGATAGTCATGTCGAGACCATCAAGAACATGGTGCAGAATGTGTCGGCCAGATACACGACCCACCAGCGCACCGGAGGTCCTGCCCTGACCGAGTTTACAGGCACCGATGCCCAAACGATTACGTTTGACATTGAGCTGGCTGCATACCTCGGCGTGAATCCCGCCAAGGAGCGGGAACGGCTGAAAGAATGTGTCCTCAACGGGACTACGCTGCCGTTCGTTCTCGGCAATGTGGTCTACGGCAGCTATCGGTGGGTTATCAAATCTGCAAAATTTAAGACCCTGCACACAAACGCTTTCGGTACGCCGACATGGATTACCGCAAGCGTTTCTTTGTTGGAATACCAGAGAGAATGAGGTGATTTTTGTGAGCAACTACTTGGTATCGGCAAACGACCTGACCACCATTTCCCTTGGAGAACAGGATACCGTGACCAGCGTTCTACAGAACATCGCCGTCATCCTGTCCACACCGAAAGGCACGGTGCCTTGCTATCGGGAATTTGGCATTGATATTGCGAACATTCTCGACCGGCCGGAAAACGTGGCGCAGCCTATGCTCTGCGCTGCCATCAAGGAGGCCATCGAGCGATTTGAACCTCGTGCTACCTACATGGGGACTACCTTCAAGGAAGCCCCTGACACTCCCGGGCGGATGCTGCCCGTCGTGGAGGTGAGCATCAGTGCGTAAAACGTACGAGTTCGTGTCCACGGACATGGATGAGCTGGACAGGCTGCTTGTCACAGGGTATGAGCAGTTCTTTGGCAAAACTGTGATGCCCGGCAGCCCGGAACGGCTTTTCATTTCGTGGATCGAGGATGCCATCATGTACGAGCGTGCCCAGAACAACTGGACAGGCAGCCAAAACTTACCCAGCAGCGCAGAGGGCGAGTATCTGGATGGCCTGGCCGAGCTGTTCTACTTGCAGGAGCGTCCCAAGCCTACGGCAGCGACCTGCACCATGCGCTTTTACATCAGCGAACCCCGCCAGACGGCGGTGCTGATTCCGGCCGGCACCCGTGTCACGGACGACAATGCAGCCCTGTACTGGGAAACCTCCGCAGACGAGTACGTTCCCATCGGCGCAACATACACGGATGTTCAGGTGACCTGCCAGACTGTGGGTACGGCTGGCAATGATTACGCTGTGGGTGACATCCACACCGCTGTTGACATCTACGACTACTATTCTGGCTGCTCCAATATCACGGTCAGCGCAAACGGTTCTGATGCCCCGGACGACGAGGAATTTTATGAGCTGATGCGTGACAGCCAGAGCGCATGGTCTGATGCTGGCCCAATCGGTGCTTACAAATACTTTGCAAAGAGGGTATCCACGGAAATCGCAGATGTCGTTGCCAATTCGCCCAGCCCCGGCACTGTTTGCCTGTACGCCGTCATGAATGACGGAAGCGTGGCTGGCGAGGAAACCAAGCGTGCCATGGTTGCGGCCTGCTCACCGGATGAAATCCGGCCGCTGACGGACTATGTGATCTCCGGAGACCCAGAAGAAGTGCCCTATGATATCGACCTGACCTATTACCTGACCCGGGACGGAAGCATTTCCGCAAGTGAAGCTCAGTCCGGTGTGAATGAGGCTGTGCAGCGGTACATCCGCTGGCAGTCCGGCAAGATGGGCAGGGACATCAACCCTGACAGGCTGCGGTATCTGCTTCTTTCGGCCGGCATCAAACGTGTAGACCTCAAACAGCCCGCCTTTACTCCGCTGGAAGACGGTGCGCCATCCCTTGACCGCAACGACAAGGTTCCGCAAGTGGCAAAGTTGGGCACGGTGACGATAAAGAGCGGAGGGTATGAGGATGAGTAACCACGGCCTGAATGCTGACAACATGATGCAGCAGTTTCCGATTGCGCTCCAAAAAGACCCTAAGACGGTGGCTCTGGGACAGGCCATAGCCAAGGTGATGGAATCCCGGCAGGATGAAATCGACTCCCTGCGGATTTATACCCGCATCGACGAACTGCCCGAATGGCTGCTTGACATTCTGGCTCGGGACTTCGCCGTGGACTGGTACGATAGATCCTACACCCTTGAGGAAAAAAGAAAAACCATCAAGGACAGCTTCTATGTTCACCGGCACCGTGGCACAAAAGCGGCTGTTGAAAGAGCCATTTCTGCGATTTATCCCAATCCCAAAGTTTTGGAGTGGTTTGAGTACGGCGGCGATCCGTACCACTTCAAACTCCGTATCACGGTTGATTTCGCTGCAATCAATGAGGCCAAACATCAGCAGGTTTTGCAAAAAATCATCTGCTACAAAAATCTTCGGTCGCATTTGGACAGCGTCATTTACTACACGGAAACGGAGCCGAAAGCGTGCTATGTTGCAGCGATTCCCTGCGCCACAACGATGTCCTACACGGTTCTTATGCCGGGTGTTATCGAGCCGCGGGCAGTCAGCGCACACGCCTGCGCCGCTGGTGCGGTCAGCACAACTCGGATGAAAACGACCATTGCGCTGCCCGGAACTATCCACGCCAAGGCTGTGTCTGCACAGGCGCTTGCATCTGGCAGACCTGCGCAGACCTATGAAACCGTCACCATCAAGTTAGGAGGGAAATCGTTATGAGCTGGGAAAAATATGCATATACCAGCGCCGGTGCTGCGATGCTGTCCGAGTCCATTTCGGGCGGTGCGCTCACCATCACCCGTGCTGTAAGCGGCACGGGCACCATTGACACCGACTTGTCCGAGGAAACGGCAGTCAGCGGTGATACCTATGAGCTTAAACTGCTGGGCATCGACACCGTGGAATACAAGGGCGAAAAAGCCCGCAAAGTCAGCATTTGGACGGGCGGTGCAGATGAGCCGTACTTCATGCACCAAATCGGCGTGTTTGGCCGCCTCAATGATGACCCGGAGGACACGTTGCTCTTTCTGATGCAGGATGAGCGGGGCGTTGAGATCCCGGCCATCGGTACTGCTGACCATGAATTCCAAATTGCTGTGCTGCTGGCCGTTTCGACCAAAGCCAATATTTCGCTCATCGTTGACCCGCAGGTTGAAGCAATTATGCGGATGGTGCGGGAAATGGTGCTGAAGGAGATCTCGCAGCACAACGATGCCCCGGATGCCCATGCCAAAATCATCACCGAAGCCACCAGTAAGGCTCTGAAAGAGCTGGAGGAATCCGGCCAGATCATGTCGGAAGACAGGGTCAAAGAGCTTATCAAGGAAAGCGGCGGCGGTGGCGGCAGCTCCGGCGGCTACTATGGCAAATACGACCTGACCCTTTCTGTGGACGGCTGGAAAGCCGTATCGGACAGCGAGGGTGAAATGCCGTATGCGTATACCTACGATGCAGAGTTGGCAGACTGCACCCCTGAGCTTTGGCCCAGCGGTTCCGCAACTGCCAGCTGCTTTTCTATTTCGAACAAGGCGGGTGTCCTGAACGGGTGCGAGACTTTGAACGGTATTGTTCGCTTTTTCTCTCAGCGCATCCCGGAAGCTGATATTCAGGCAGTCGTCACTCTGTTCGGGAAAGGAGGTGGCACCGGTGAACTGGTAATTGCGACCCGTGACCGGCTGGGCTGCGTGAAAATTGGCGACGGCGTGGAAGTGACCGAAGACGGTGTTATTTCTGTCCACGCCACAGTTTCCGAAGACCAGATGGCAGCTACGGATGATGTATCCGAAATGCTGTCCGAAATCTACGACAAATAAACACCAAACAACAATTTACGGAGGATACTTATTATGGCTTACAATGTTGAGAAGCTCGCAAAGCTGGGCGCACTGAAGGAGCTGGGTCTGAAGCAGAAGGCCGTTGACGAGGCCCAGAACAAGCGCATCAAGGCTCTGGAGGATGTCGGCGCACAGGCCAACGTCTTGGAGGGCGTTAAGGTGAACGGCGTTGCCCTGGCCATCGCTGAGAAGATGGTGGACATTCTGGTTGCCACCGGCTCCAAGAACGGTAGCATTTCCGTGGCTGGTACCGATGTTGCCATCAAGGGTCTGGCTGCACTGGCCTACAAGGCGAAGATTTCCCAGTCTGACCTCGACGACGCTCTGGCTGCTGTTCTGGCTGCAAAGGCCGACAAGGCCACTACTCTGGGTGGATACGGCATCACCGACGCTTACACCAAGGACGAGATCAACGCCAAGATCAGCGCTGTCTATAAGCCCGCTGGCTCTGTGGTCTTTTCTGCGCTGCCCGCTCTGGCTGAGAATGTTCTGGGCAACGTCTACAACGTGACCGATGCTTTCACCACCACCAACAACTTCGTTGAGGGTGCGGGCAACAAATATCCCAAGGGCACCAATGTCGTGGTGGTCAAGGTCGGCGATGCCTACAAGTATGATGTGCTGGCCGGTTTCGTTGACCTGTCTGGCTATGTGGAGAAAGAAGCGGGCAAGGGTCTGTCTGACGAGAACTTCACTGCGGCTCTCAAGGATAAGCTGGACGGCATGGGTACCACCATCGATAAGGCCATTGCGAACCATACGGCTACCGATGCCGAGGTGTCCGAGATGCTGGCAGAGATTTACGGCGAGTAAGCCTCTGAGATCTCATGAGTAAAGGGGCGGCGGAGAATATTCACCGCTGCCCCTTATTTTTTTATGGGAGGTGACTTCTTTGAGCAATGCGCTCACAACTTTGGATCAGCTCCGCAGCGCTGCATCCCAGTCCAGCAATGCTACCGCCAAAGTCGCATCTGCCGCCGCTGCTGCACTGGAAGAAATGCACGGACTGAAAGCAGACCGGGCAACATTCGTTTCGTTCTCCATCCCTGTCACCGGCTGGAAGACCGATTCCAACGTCCCCGGGTATACGAAGTACATCGACATCAAGGTGGATGGTCTGACGGCGGCAGATAGCGTGGGAGTGGATGTTGCCCCGTCCAGCAGCGCAGTTGCACGGGCGGCGGATTTCACATCGACGGAGAGCATGGCCGGTGTTTTACGCCTCCGGGCGGCATCCGTTCCGAGTGCTGCGATTTCCGCTCAGTATCACATCATTGAAGCCGCATCAGCGGCAGAGGAGGCTTGATTTATGGCATGGGGTCCTTTTAATGCTGGCGGTGGCGGCGGTTCGTCCGGTGGCGCTGCGGCAGATATTTCCTATGACAACAGTAAGTCCGGCATCTCGGCGGCGAATGTACAGGAAGCCATTGATGCGCTTTCTGTGCTGACCCTGACGATTCAGGCTGTGCCTGCCCAGAGCGGGAGCCTGACCTATACCGGTTCCACTCAGAGTCCCACATGGAAAGGCTATAACAGCAGCATGATGACGATTGGGGGCGTGACCTCCGGCATCAACGCTGGTACCTATACGGCCACATTTACTCCAGTCGGTAAATATGTCTGGACGGATGGCACGCAGGAAGCCAAAAGCGTTTCGTGGACGATCGGCCGGGCCGAGATCAAGAATGTCCCGGCACAGACCGGCAGCGTGACCTATAATGGCTCGGCGCAGTCCCCTGCATGGAGCAACTATAACAGTTCTCAGCTGACGATCGGCGGCACGAGCAGCGCAACCAATGCTGGCAGCTACAGCGCCACCTTTACCCCGACTTCCAATTATAAGTGGTCGGATGGGACGACTACGGCCAAGAGCGCTTCGTGGACGATCGGCAAGGCAACCGGCAGTATTACGCTGTCCGCAAGCAGTCTGAGCCTGACCTACCCGAAAACCTCTGGCACCATCACTGTTACGCGGCCTGGCAGCGGTACGGTGACCGCATCCTCTGGCAGTACGAACATTGCAACGGTAAGTGTTTCCGGCACCACCATCACGGTGACCGCAAAGGCGACCGGCAGTGCCACTATTACGGTCAATGTGGGTGCAGATACCAACTATACTGCGCCGTCCAGCAAGACGTTCACAGTGGCCGTTACGCTGGTGTCCAAAACGCTCAGCAGCAACAGTTGGGCAGTCATCAAGGCCGTCAGCGATGCTGGGCAGGGTGCAAACTACTGGTCTGTTGGTGCCACGAAGTCCGTGACCATCAATGGCAAGGTGGGTGCGACTACGATCTCCAGCTTGAAAGTTGATGCCTTTATCATCGGTTTCAACCACAATTCCGGCAAGGAGGGCAGCAACCGCATCCACTTCCTGTTGGGTAAGATCAGCGGCAAGTTTGTTGGTCTGGTGGATAGCAGCTACGGCAGCACGACTTCCACGTCTGGCGCATTCACGATGAACACCAGCAACACGAACTCTGGTGGTTGGGGGAGCAGTCAGATGCGGAGCAAGGTGCTGGGTAGTGCAAGCTCTCCCACCAGTCCGACTGCAAACACGTTGCTGGCTGCACTTCCCTCTGATCTGCGGGCGGTGATGAAGTCCTGCACGAAGTATACAGATAATAAGGGCGGCGGCAATACCGCCAGCAACGTGTCCTCTACCACGGATTATCTGTTCCTGCTGTCCGAGTATGAGGTTTTTGCAACGCACCAGTATTGCAATGATGCGGAGCCGAACTATCAGGCACAGTACGATTACTTCAAAGCGGGTAACAGCAAAGTTGCCAATAAACATTCCGCCACCGGAACGGCGGCGGTCTGGTGGCTGCGGTCGCCGACCTACTACGGCATCACCACCACCTACTACTTCTGCGCGGTTTCGTCGTCGGGGTCGTTGGACTATAACAACGCTAACAATGCGTATGGTGTTGTGCCCGGCTTTGTTGTCTAATCCCCCGCAGGGATTCTCGACCTACTCAAGCCCACGGAAGTGGGCGGAAAACAGCAAACTTTCCTCAAAAAATCCAAAGGGCGCGTCAGCGCCCCGCGCGAATTTTTGAAAAAAGATGCTGAAAGTGCTATCACTCAGCTGTCTTTTGGGTGCATACACGCCACAAAAAACGCTATACAATACTTTCAAAACCTGTTCGTTAGGAGGTATTGTATGGCAACTAACAAGCGCGTCTTTACGTTGCGCCTGTCCGATGAGGTTTTTGACAAAATCGGTGTTCTTGCGACAAAAGAGCATCGGTCTATCACGAACTACATAGAGTATGTGCTGCTCAAGCATTTGGAAGAAGTTGAGCGAGAGCAAGGGGAAATCGACCTCGATGACCCCAAAGGAGACTAAAGTATCATGTCAGTTTTGAAATCCAAGCGCACAGAAAGCAAAGCGGAGTATGTGAATATCGCCAATGCGATTTACATTGAAACGATAAACTTCCTGACCCGTATTTCCGCAAGGTATTCCAGATTGATTGCAGAGCCGGTCGCAAAGCTGGCGGGCGAAGTGATAGATCACGCTGAAAAGGCAAACAGCATCTATCCCTCGGACGATCAGCGGCGCCAGCTTCGCAAGGCACATCTTCTGGAGGCGCGGGCATCCTTGATGGCGCTGGATGTTCGGTTGACTCACTGCTATCTCATCATGACCCAGAACCCGCAGGGATGTTTCACAACCCCCTCGGGAAAAAGTGTCGATGCGAAGAAAGCAACCGAAAGGCTGGACAAAATGGCTCAAAAGTTGGGTGAACTGATTGACAAAGAAAACGACCTGCTGCAAGGCATGATCGGAACGGTCAATCGCAAAGCCTGATTTTTAAGTGGGTGTATCTCTGTCAATTCCTGCGGCGGCGGTCTGGTGGCTGCGGTCGCCGAACTACAACAACATCAACAACAACAACTACTTCTGCGCGGTTTCGTCGTCGGGGTCGTTGGACTATAACAACGCTAACAATGCGTATGGTGTTGTGCCCGGATTTTGCCATGCTTGGTCACATGGAGTAGCCATAGGTGAAAGACGACCATAGCAAAAGGAGAGGTACTTCCCGGAGGGTCAAACCTCTAAAACTGCTTTTCGACATGCTGACACGGACGCTTCTTGCATGGCGCGGGATGCATCTTACCGCGTTTCATGTGCCGGCATAAAGCAGATTAGACGATGCCCGACAATTCATCTGCGCGAGGAGCGAATATTTTATGACAAGTCAGGAGCGCCATGAAGCACGATACCAGCGCCGCCGGGCAGCACGCCGAGCCAGACAGGAAGCCCGTTGTGCCGCCCTCGGTTCGTTGGAAGAAGTATTTAGTTACCACACGATGTTCAAATATGGCCGGAAATGCTGCAACGGTGTGCGCTGGAAGCAGAGCACGCAGAACTTTGAGCGGCATCTGTTTTCCCACACCGCGAAGCAGCGGCGGCTTATTTTGGCAAAAAGGTGGCGGCCTAAGAAATACGTTCATTTCACGGTCTGCGAACGCGGCAAGGTTCGTGGGATTGACGCTCCTCATATTACAGACCGACAAATCCACAAGGTCATCAGCAAGGAAGTGCTGGAGCCGCTTTATGACCCCAGCATGATCTATGACAACGGTGCAAGCCGGATTGGTAAGGGGCTGCACTGGCAGATCAAGCGCATCAAACAGCAGCTGGCACGGCATTACCGCAAGTATGGCCGTGCGGGCGGGGTGCTGTTGCTCGACCTGAAGAAATTCTTCCCTTACGCACCCCATTCCATCATCTATCAGCGGCACCAGCGGTATATCCTGAACCCTGATTTTCGGCGGATAGCAGATACCATTATTGATACTGCTCCCGGCGAATTTCCGGGCCGTGGGATGCCGCTGGGCGTTGAGCCGAGCCAGCAGGAAATGGCGGCAATGCCCAGTGCTGTGGACAACTGGATTAAATGCCAGATGTCCACGCATAGCGCCGGACACTACATGGATGATTACTGCATTATTCTCCCGGACATCGAAGATTTGAAAAAGCTGGGACGCGCCATCGTACACCAGTTTGAAATCCGCGGCATTCCGGTCAACAAGAAAAAATGCAAGATCATCCCGCTGACGAAGCCGTTCCGCTGGTGTAAGGCTCGTTTTACCTTGACCGAGACTGGAAAAATCAAGGTCAATGGTAGCCGTGATGGTGTGATACGCGCCCGGCGGAAGCTGAAGCTGTTCCATCGGGAATGGCTTGCAGGGAAACGTACCCTGCAGGAGGTAGCGCAGTATATGAACTGCCAAGAAGCCTACTATAAAAATTTTGATGACCATGGGCGGCTGCTGCGCCTGCGGCGGCTTTGCTATGCAATTTTTGGAGGTAGAGTGCCTTGTTCAACAAAATCATCAAAGCCAGTGATGGCACCGTCCTTGCCTTGACCGAGGACGTGACCTACATCAAAAAAGCCGACAACGGCTGTTATATCCTCTGCCCGGAGCCTGATGCTTCGGGCATTTCTTATGCCGGCACTCCGTACCACCTGTTTGGTCGGAAGCCTCTGGATGATGCAGAGAGCGTCATTCTGGAGCCGACCGACATTGGTGGCTGGATTATGGAGGCGAAAGCTGCCATCGAGGATGCCGACGAGATGAACGTGGATCAGGCTTATCGCCTGACCCTTCTGGAGTTGAATGTCTCCGATACGGATGACACTGAGAATACCTGATAGGAGGAAAAGGCAATGAGCAAAGCAACGGAAATGGTTCTGTATCGCACCTGCAAGCGCATGATCGAGCGCGGCAGTGCCGATGGTCTGGCGGAGAAGATCGATATTTTCTACGCCGCCGGCAAACTGACCGATGAGCACTACGCCGAGCTGACCGGTATGCTCGCCGAGAAGAAAGAGCAGGTCTAACCCATGGAGCATGAACGCTTTATCGCCCGCCGTCGGGCCCGCTTCGTCGGGATTGACGGGCGTGTGAACATCCCTTATGGAACCGTCCTGAGTAATCAGGGCGGTTTTCTTATACACCAGAATAAGCGTGTATGCACTGTGAGCAGCCAGAACGCTCTGGACTACTTCGTGCAGGACGACGACGGCGCTGGTGACCTGCGGGGGAAGCTGGTTGACAGCATCCAGCGGTGCCTTGAGCGCCGGGATGCAGCCTACCAGACCCGCTGGGATAAGGTCTGGTCGTCGGCACTCTGCCAAAAGTACCGCCGCTCGGAGTCCGAAGACTACTGGCTGTGGGCGAGAGCGTTTTTTGATGCTCCGATTTTTGATTTGCAGGCAATCGCCGCGCTGGTTCAGTGACCGGTCAAATAATCGCACAGGGGGTGCCGTTTTGGTGCCTCCTGATTTTTTTAGACGATGTAGAAGGAGGTTCAGATGGACCAGCCTATCACACGGGCCGAGCATGAGGAGTTCAGGCGGCGGCTCGAAGAAGAAAACTCCCGTCAGGACAGACGAATCGCCTTGCTGGAGGAAAGCGTAAGCAAAATGGGCGCACTGTCCACCTCGGTCGAAAAGCTGGCCTTGAGCATGGAAAGCATGGTCAAGGAGCAGGAGAAGCAGGGCAAGCGGCTGGAAACGCTGGAAGATCGTGACGGTGAAATGTGGCGCAAGGCCGTTGGGTACGTTGTGACGGCGGTCATTGGCGTTTTTATCGGCTATGTGTTCACCCAACTCGGTTTTTAGGGGGTGTTTTAAGTGAGCATTATTTCGTTTGGGCGTGAGGACAAAACCTCGCTCACCAAAAATTTTGCCCGGTATGAGTTCCAGTGCCCCTGCGGCTGTGGGCAACAGTCATTGGACACGGAGTTGGCTGAAAAGCTCCAGATCATCCGGGACAAGCTGGGCAAGCCCATCAAGATCACCAGCGGCTACCGTTGTCTGAAACATAATCAGGCGGTAAACGGTGGTACGAACAGCCGCCACCGGTACGGCATGGCCGCAGACTGGAGGATGAAAGACCGCAGCCTGAACCCGGTGGCACTGGGTATTTTGGCCGTGGAAGCCGGTTTCGGTGGCGTGGGTATCTACTGGTACGGAAACTATGCTTTTGTCCATGCGGACACCCGCAACGCAAAGGCAACGTGGCTGTGTGATGCAAAACTGCACTATCCCAGCACCACCTACCTGAAATTCATTTTGCCGACCATCCGCCGGGGCTGTACCGGAGACGCGAACAGAGCGGCCACAAAAATGTTGCAGCGGCTGTTGGGCCTGACCCCGGACGGTATCTTTGGCGAGGCCACCGAGAATGCCTTAATCAAGGCACAGGGGGCGCACCACATCGCAGCAGACGGCATCTGTGGTCCTGCCAGCTGGAAGGCCATTTCCGGGGCTTCCAAGTACCTGTGAAACATCCGATATAACCAACACGACAAAACGGCGCAGGGGTGGCTCCCCGCGCCGCTGATACTTATAGGAGGCAATATCATGGAAGCTATGCTGAACTTCATCCCCACACCCATTGCCATCGCTCTGATGCTGCTGGGCTTCGTTGCTCTGGCAGTCGGCGGCATCCGGCTGGGCTACAAGGCCACCGTCAAGGATCTGGCTCTGGAACTGGTCGAAAAGGCCGAGTTGTCCATCATGGGCAGCGGTCAGGGTGCCAAAAAGAAGAAGCAGGTGTTCGCTGCTCTCCGCGCCAAGTGCCCGGCGGCTATCCGCTGGGCCATCACTGACGAGGTGCTGGATGCTGTCATCGAACACGCCTTTGATGTTATGACCGCAGCACTGGGCAAAAAGTCTTGACTGCTGCATGAGTGCCGTGTAAAATAGAGGCACTTGAAAAGCTTCGGCTTTTGTAGAGAGTGGCCCGGCATGGTCCACTCTTGATTTTACATTTGGCTGCTCCGGCAGCGCGCAAAAATCCCCCTGCATTGACCATATCGGGCCAGTGTAGGGGGATTTTTTGTTTGTTTAGAACTTCATCTGCGCAGCGTCCTCAACGCTTACATCATCGAAGCACCGCACCAGTTCATCAAGGACTTTTTGCTGTGTCTTTTCGCCCAGTCCAACATTGCGCATTGCCATAGCACAATAGCCGATGCAGGCTGCATTCGACCACGGTCCATTCAGAGAAAGAAGCATTTCATCCATTCCAGTTACCTCCGTAGATCTCCATTATAGACACGAACCAGCACCCAATCGGACAGCGGCTTGACGTTCCCGGTCCAGTCCCGGACGGCTTCATCGGTGCCGCAGGCCTCGCAGATGTACACGCCTTTGGCGTGGCGGCTCAATGCGCCGCGGGTCAGCTTGTCCGGCATCCTTTCACCGCAGCGGGGGCACAGCGGCCAGCCATGCTGCTGGTCATCGACCAGTTTCTCGATAATCTTTTCCTCTGTCATTGTGCTTTCTCCTTTTCTTTCGGATTTAAGCTGCTTAAAAAGGCAGTAACCGCTGTTTCTCTTTTGTGGGAGGCAAAGGAATTGCTAAAGCGTAGACTCCAATCTTCGCCATGAGGCAGCCCAAACTTAATGTCTTTCACGCAATTCAATCCGTCTTTGTTTTCAAAGCTGATCTCCTTTATCCACATTTTCTTGCAAGTCACGCCGTACATTTTGTAAAAATACTCGTGGCTGGTTCCGTTTTTGTAATACGGTGACCATGATTTTTTCCAATAATAATCGCGCATTATGTGCCCTGCGATAAAGACAGGCTTGTCCGTGTTCCACGTCTGACCGGCAAACTCGAATTTCATGTAGTTGCCCCCTTATTTCATATTCTGACGTTCCCACATCAGCCAGCGGTGCATTTCCTCGCCGGGCATGGACTTGGGCTTGCTGGTTTCGATGTACTCCTGCTGACCGAAGATTTCCAACTGACCGATGTTGTCTGGGGATTGGGCAATGATTTTGGCGGGCCAGTCACACTCGCCGGGAACCTCAATGCGCCACAGGTACAGGTTATCGTCAAAGTAGAAATCGTTCGGGATGTACCGCTCTTCTGCATCGGTGCCCTCAATCTCGCAGATGTACTTTCCGAGGGCACCGACAACATCCAGCCGGGTGGGAGCCTTGTCACGGTCGTTCATATCGTACAGCTTGATGGCGCACACGCAGCCGTTGCGGATGGCTGCTTCGGAAATGGTGCCAGTGTATTTGTAGAGTTTCATGTCTTAGACCTCCTTGACTTCCACGGTCTTGAGGCTGCCCTCGATGTAGCCGCGGCCACGCAGATGTTCGCAGCTCCAGCAGAAACCGATTGCTCGCTCACGGATGAAGTAGGCGGTATGGTCCGCACGATCCTCATTGAATGCGGCGTGGATTTCTTTTGCCCGCTCGTCTTCCACCAGAATAGAGGCACTGGCCTCGCCGATTTCGCCGTTCTGACCGTGCTTCATGTCCTTGGAATCGTAAGTAAAGATTACCTTTTTCATTGTTTTGCCCTCCTCAGTGCAGCTGGGCGCTGTGCTGGTTGTAGGTGACGGTATACACGCCGCTCTGCTTGGTGATCTGGATGTTGCTCACCACGACACGCTTCAGGCCGAACTTCCGGCGAACGAATTCCTTGACCAGCGGAGAAGCCTTTTCGGGAAGGTGCTTCTTGATGCGGCAGTCACGGCGGCAGTAGCGCTCGAAGCGCTTTTCATCGGCTGCAGTGGCCTCCTCTCGCGTTCCGTAGAACACGGAATCGTCGCGGTTGCTGCTCAGCTTGTAGAACTTCTCGCAAGAGATGACCTCCAACCGGTTGTTCCAGATGACATCCCGGCGCTGGTTATCGTTGGGCTTGACGTTGTCAGCGGCGATGCCGACCACGAGCTTCAGACCTTCCAGCTGATTGTAATCTTCCCATTCGGTGAAGCTGTCCAGCAGAACGCGGACAATCTGCTTACCGTCGGTCAGGTCGATGTGAGCGATCTCGCCCTGACTGCCGGACATCGAAGCGGTGTTGATGATATAGCCCTGTGCGATGTAGCTGCTGACAGTCTCGGTGAACTTGCGGTTGATATCGATGTACTTCATTGTGTTACCCTCTTGTCTTTCTGGCCTTACTCTGATAAAATAGAGGGCGGCCGGGGTAAGGCTCCCGGCTCGCCGTTGGTTCGGTGTTGAAGATCAGTTGCTTTGGACGGTGGCTGGTCTTCTTTTTTTACTCTTCCATAATCTTCTTGACGCTCTCACGGAGCTCTTCCAGCGTGTCGCATTTCTCGATGAGTTCGAGGATTGCTTTGAGCAACGCCTTGGTTACGTTCATGTCTTCCATTCACCTCACTCCTTTCTGTAAGGGGCTTTCGCTCTCTGCCTTACATCTACATTGTACACCTTTTCGGTTTACTTGTCAATAGTTTTGATAAACTTTTTTGATTTACTTTGAAATAAAAGAGGTTGACAAGTAATTGATTTTGGTGTACCCTATACATGAAAGGAGTGGATGAACACATGACAGTGTCGGACATCATCAAGGGGCTGCTTTCCATGACAGGGAAGAAGCAAGCAGATCTGGCCGAAGTCCTCGGTATGAGCAGCAAGCAGGCAATGAGCAACAAGGTGCGCATGAACCGCTGGTCGGCAGATGACCTTATCAAGGCGGCGGAACTGTGCGGCGGCAAGGTTGCAATCATCATGCCGGACGGGCAGACCATCCAGCTGCGCAATGATGAAGACGAAAAAAGCCCGGACGCTTGACGCATCCGGGCAGGAGAGGTTATTTCTTGCGAGACTTGTTCACGGTCTGAGGGATGTGCCGCACCTCTTTGACCCTACGCTCCGGGTTGGGTTCTCTCACGATGAGGTCATCCAGTTCGCAGTCAAGGGCCTCGCAAATGAGGTCGAGATCATCCAGGCTGACTCGCTCTGCAAAATCGTGGTACAGCTCATTGATGGTCTGGGAGCGAATCCCTGTTGCACGTGCAAGTTCGCTCTGTGTCATCCGTCTTTCGCCGAGGCGGGTAGACAGCAAAATTCTAATCATAGCCTTTTGTCTCCTTTTACCGAAATTTTAGCCGATATGTACCCGGCTTGTCTGCATTTTGGCAGAAAACTTCATATTTCGGGAGTTTTTTCCGATTTTCGGTAAATTAAGACAGAAAAGCGCCCACACTACCGATGATGGTAACGTGGGCGCTTTTTTCATGTCAGGGTGACATTTGGAATCTCGCAAAACAAAACGAACACATTACCGACCATTTGAATGGTGGTTCTGTGTTCGTTTTGCTCTTGATTGGTGGAGATTACCGGGATCGAACCGGTGACCTCTTGCATGCCATGCAAGCGCTCTCCCAGCTGAGCTAAACCCCCATCTGTTGTGCCGTCCGCCAGACTGCTTGAATATAATACCATATCCCGGGGGAGTTGTCAACAGCTTTTTACAAAAAAATCCGCCGGATGTCTCACCCGGCGGATAAGCTGCTCAAAAGGCAGGGGCTTTGCAGGGGTTAGCCTGCGTACTGGCGGTCAAAGATCTGGGGAGCCGCACGGCACAGCAGCACGGCGGCAACCACAGTCAGCAGGGTCTCCGGCAGCATGTAGCTGGCGTTGTACACCAGACTGTAGGTCCATACGCTGAGACCCTCGCTCAGGTTGCCCCACACCAGCACGCCGGACAGGAAGCTGCACATAAAGCGCAAAAAGCCTGCCACAAAGGTGCCCACGGCAACGCCCACGGTGCGGTTTTTAAAGCCCTTGGCAAAGAAGCCGGCGGTGCCCAGTGCCATAAAGGCAACCAGATAGTCCAGCAGCACTTCGCCCAAAAAGTAGATAAAGGTGGGGGTGGGAGGTGCCCAGAAGCCCAGCAGCATCTGCAGGCAGCCGTTGACAAAGCCGGTAAACAGTCCCCACTTGACGCCGTGGCGGAAGGACACCAGCACAAAGGGCAGCATACTCAGCAGGGTAACGCTGCCGCCGTTGGGCATGGTGAACAGCTTGATGTTGGACAGAACGGTGCCGATGGCGATCATCAGCGCACATTCCACCAGAATGCGGGTCTTGGAATAAGTCTTGGACAT